TGGTTGGACCGATCGGTCTAACATCCGTCCCTAGCGCGAGACCTCGATGGTGGCCTCGGGATACACCTCACAGGCATGGTGATAGGCCTTGAGCCAAGGCAGGAACCCGTCGTAAGTACCCCAATGGTTTTCAGGCTCAAAGAACCTGTAGTGAATGGGGAACTCTTCAAGGAGCTTGACCCCAGACGCCAGCATTGGGGCGATGTGCTTTGCCTTGGTTGCGTTGATTTCTTCGGGGCGCCAGCAAGCATGGTAAACACCGCAAGCCTCGGCCATCCTGTTCAGGTTGTGGGTGATGTTGGCCTCAAAGACGGTTTGCCCGTCCAGGATCAGATCAACGTCGAGGCTCATCTTCGCTGGCGTCCCCGGCGCCCATCTCAGCGTCAAACCCACAATCGATCAGCCAGCGGGTGAAGCCGGTGTAGTCGCCCTTCTCAGTCGTCTCGAAGGCCAGCTTCTGGGTGTAGTGCGCCAGCCGGTCACCGACCCGCCCGTACCGACCCATGGGCCTCAGCAGCCAGTCCCGGTTGCGGTTGGCCACGGCGGCGTACCCGGCGGCCACCATGTCAAATTCCTCTTCGGTGCAGTTCTCGAGGGCGTCTTCCCAGATCTGCTTCCACTCGACCTTCATGGTCTTCCTGACCCCGGTGGTCACCATGCGCTTCGTGATGAGGATACGCTCAATGTCCTGGCGCATGGTCGCTTCCACGTCGGTCCACACCTCGACCTCGATCCCGGGGGACTGTCCGGGCTTCTTCAGCAGGGTCATGGCTTTTCGGTAGGCCCGGCAAGCGGTCTGGTAGTGGACCCCGTACTCTTCGGCGATCTTCTGAATGGTCATCGTTCGTTAGCCCTCCACAGCTTCCTGGTGTCGATTTTAAGCTCCTCGAGGCGGCGCCTGATGTTGGCGGCCCCAACCCCGGGAAACACCCTGGCCCCACAGGTCATCACGGTTTGGTACAGCAAATATGCGTCCGCTTCATCGACTGTCTTGAACCTGACCCCGAACTTGGTCACGATTGCGTTCAGGTAATCCGATTCATGCATCGGCGTTCCCTTCTTCATGGAAATCCCCGTGACCGACTTCCATGTCCCTATGGGCACCTCAATGATGGGCACCCCGTAGGCGGAAAAAAGACCACGGACCAGGCCGCCTATCTCAGCCTGGACCGTGATTGACCGACTGTTAGCCGATCCAAAGGCATAGGACTCCACGATCAAGAGGTCCCACCCCAACCTCGCCTCCTTGGCAAACTTGAGGCAGAACCACCCCAACACGTCCATGCGGTCTTTCTCTTCGCGTTGGATGACTTCGCTGTTCACCTCGCCGTCTTCGTTGTAGAAAATCCCAAAGCTGCGTAGACTAGGGTCCAGCGAAATGATCCGCATCAGGCGTCCTCGGCTTCCTCGTCGGTCGCTTCGGTGTCCTCGTCCAGGTCTTCGTCGTCGGCGGTGCCGCCCTCGTCGCCGCCCAGGGCGTCCAGGGCCAACTTGCCCTGGGTTTTGTCCTCCGCGTCTTCGATGGACTTGGCCGGGGTGGCCGAGAACCGAACCGCGATCTTGGCTATGTTGTTCAGGTGGGTGGTGACCACCCCCGCCACTTCGGCGTCAAGGGGGACCTGGATGCTCAGAACCAAGTTCCCTCCCTTGCTCGTCAAGGTGGCCATCTTCACGATGGTGCCGTCCGACTCGAAGCCGTCTCGGTAAACCACAATCTCGCTCATGCTCTACCCTCCTTTTGGGTGTCTCAATCCTAATCCTTGTCTTTCACTAAGTCAAGGCGTTTTCACGGTTATGGGTTTGCGGCTTTGAATGCCTGGGCGAATCCTTGGGAGCACATGCTTCTCAAGTCCGCATCGGTCCTGATGTACGCCGCGGCCCACCAAAACTCCGGGATGAGTGCGAGCGCCGACTTGTGAAGGAACGCCAGATTGGGCTTCTTCCGGCCAGGCCTGGCGTAAAGACCCAATTTCGGCACCGCCTCCCAGTCGGTGTAAATCTTTTTTGGTACCACGAACGTACCCCAAAGCGCGGTTGATTTTGTCCATGGAGAACCAAACTCCCAAGGCTGGTAAGTCATCGCCGGAGGACCCAGGAAGTCCCGGAGCGAACCGGTTGCAGGGTTTTCAATTGCCCACCAGACCGGCCTTGCCTCCTGAATCACTCTCTGGCACTCTCTGACCAGTCGCATCCCGTATTCCGGCCTCGACTCCCTAAGTTTAGGGTGCCGTCGTAGCGTAGAAAACTCGGTACACACTGGGTTGGCAATAATCCCGTGAATAGGTCTGTCAGGGTGATAGTTTTCGACTCCAATGTCTCGACCGATCTTGATGACTTCGTATTCAGGATCAAGGGCATAGGGTCTGGAGTCACTTCCAATGTCAGCGCACAGGTGCAGGATTGTCTTCACTTTGAACCTCCCTCAACGCTGTCGGGGTCGATGCCCCTCTTCGTGCAGAAATCCACCCAAATGGCCCGTTTCCTCCTGGCCTCTTCCTCGGGGTCTTCGTTCTTCCGGCGCTCTTCCTCCTCCCTCCTTGCGGCCCGGGCTGCCCAGGTGTCGCCGAATTCCTTGATCCGTTCGTCACTCATGGGCTTCCCGTTCCTCGCGGCCAAGGCTCGGAGTTCCAGCTCCATGTTGTAGGCTTCCTGGTCCGAAAGCACCGGAGGCACCTTGGGCGGGGGCGGCAGGGCGTTGGGGTCGGCCTTGGGAAGGATCTTCTTTGCGGCCTCGTTCAACTGGGCCTTGTCTGGTAGCTTCCCGTAGCTCTTGGAAACATCCAGGGTCACCTGCTCGAATAGCTGGTCAAGGAAGCCGTGCCCCTTAGCGTCAAAGGCCTTTCGGATGTAGCTGGAAATGATCTCCAGATCCATTCCGATGTATCTGGGGGTGTGCGGGGTACCGTAGAAGGTTTCCAGGCTCCGGATCATTTCAGCGGGGTTCATCCTCCAACCCCCTCGAGGTCTCTCATGATTGCCTCCCGATGGGCATCATACGCCGGTGGGGCGGCCATTTCACAGGCCTTCACCACGTCCAGGTACAGGGACCTCATTCGGCTGGGAAGGAACGGCTGGGATCGCATGAACGTACTCCCGGTCTGGGTCAGTCCCCAGAAGCTAGTCACCAGGGTCTCGCCGGCCTTAAAGGCTTCCTGGGGCCATTGCTTCCAAATCGCTGAAACAAGCCATCCAATCGCGTCCCGCTCGTTGCCGGGGTTGGGGAATCCCGAGGGGATGCGGCTCAAAAAGGCGCCCTCCAGCGCGTCAGCCAAGGCCTTCTGGTCAGGATCGCGGTACAGCGCCAGCCCAGTACCACCCGAGGCCTTGGCTTTCTCGGCCATCGCCAGGTACTTGTCGAAGTTCCCGGCCCGAAAAAGAGTCTGGGGGGTGAGGTAGACGCTCATCTTCGGGTCCTCGGCCCACTCGAGAACCTTGAAGTCGATCACGGCCTTGAAGTCTTCCATCGTTCGGCCCTCGCGGATCAGCGCCAGGAGGCCGCAACCCTTGAAAGTCCTGAACCTGGAATTGGTCTTCTCGTTCAGGTACTCGAGCACTTGCTTGGCGGTTTCTTCGGCCTTGTTCGTCTTGGTCGGTTCAGTCGTCGGGAGTTCGGTGAAGAGGTTGGGAGAATCCCCCTTGGGGGTTTGGGGGTTCTTCCTATCTTTGGTAGATGAATATTCTGGTAGATTTGTCTTTTGCTCCGACTTTTCATCCGGAGGGGGTCCGACTTTTGATCCGGAGGGGTACGGATGAGAAGTAGGACCCTCCGACTTTTCATCCGGAGGGGTGGAGCTGACAAAGGAAAGCATCTTTCGACTCGGTTTGTAGGTCGAGAAAGACCCCCCTACCGTGTGGTGGTAGTGGTCGAGAACCCCGCAATCGACCAGTTTCCGGAACCTTCTCGACACGCTATCCGAGGTCTTGAGACCCAGGCAGGGAAGCTCTTCGATGACCCTGGAATACTTCACCCACCCGAAACAGACGCCGTTGGCATTGGCAATCATGGACATTGCCCCGGATGCGTAGAAGTCTACAAACCACCTCAAGAGAACGGCGTCGATAGGGTCCAGGTTGTTTTCAACTAGCCTCTGCTGGGAGAAGCCTTGAATGGTGAAAATCATTTGCCACCACCCTGGGAGAGATGCGACAGCCCGTGGACGTTAGGCATATTCCCCAAAAGAAACTCTTTGTAGTCGGCCCACATTTTGCATTCCTCAAGGACAGGGGCAAAGCGTTCTATCATCCTCGATACAGAAAGCATCGTGAAACAAGCGGCATTGTGCCCCCCTTTTGAGATCGATATCGGTGAAAGGCTGAAGTCCATCTTGGGCCAATCTGGTCTTGTCGCGTGGTACCTAGAATGCAGTTCTTTGGGTAGGAGAAGTAGGTTATCAAAGTTATCGTTCGAGTGGTTGCAGTCTAGATGGTGAACCTCAAACAAAGAACTATCCCAGTCAATGTTGAGCGTTTTCTTGTATTTCTCTTTGTAGTTCACGGGCACTCCAGGAAATAAAAAAGCCCCTGGCCAGCCTTCCCCCATCGTATCGCTACGATGTGATCCCGGGAAAGACCGACCAAGGGCCAAAAGATGTTCCACCTTTTGCGAAGGGGATCAGTCCTCGCAACGGGTGGATGGTCGTAATCTACCGTTCAACGAACGGGTTGTCAACGGGTGAATTCCTCCCTAAGCCTGGAATAGTAGTCGGCCAGGCCTTCTTGATTGTCGCCCCGGATCTTCTCCAGAAGCTCGTCGGCGGCCCGGTATCGAAGGATCACCCTCGAGTTGCAGGACAGGCTTTCGACCGGGATCACATTGTACGGGTGGTGCAGCACGTCTTCGGGCAACTCCTGGCGGTTGTTCTTGGACTTGATGATGCGGTGCGCCAGCTGGGGCACACCCTCCCGTAGGTACTTCCCGCACACCACGCACCGATAGTCGGCCAGACGGAACAGGTCTTCTCGGTTCTCGTTGGCTTCCAGCTTGGCTTTGGCGTTCAAGGGACAACCCTCCCGAAGACCATGGCTTGCCTCTGAGGGTCCACCGTGACCGAAGGGATGTCTTTGCCCGGTACCTCGATCCCCGAGATGCGGATCAGAAGCCCGGTGTCAGACCGGAGGAAGGCCTCATCGGTGGGGCGCACCAGCTTGTGATCCAGGATGGCTTGCAGTCGGGTGGCGGTTTCTTCGATGGTCAAGCTCTACTCCTTCGCCAGTTCGGCAAGTAGGGCGTCGGCGAACTTGGTCGCGGCAACGGAAGCCCAATTAAATGATCCCGGGCTGGACTGATCAATCATTGCGCTGTTAGCGAGGATGCCTTGCAAAGCGTTCATGGCGATCAACTCGCGCTTGGTCATGCCGTCTCGGACATATGGCCCTCCCTCACTCGGAAACGCCGGTCCTGAATTGTCGTTGCTCATTTTCTCGATTTCTCCTTCTTGTTGCCTTTCAGGATATCAACGAAATCCTGTTTGAGCTGAATAAACTCTGGTACATCGGAGGCCAGCAAACCCCCATCCCGGATGCGGTCGATGACACGTTGAACCCAGTCGCGGAATTCCTTCGTGTCCATGTAGCTTGTGGTTTTCCAGACGGAAACCTTCCAGGTCTTCCCGTCGCCGATGGGCTGCTTGTCCTTCACCTTCCCGATTTCCGATTCGATGCCACGAACCGCGGCGCTCACCATCTCCTGGGGAAAGTAAAGCTCAAACTTGAGGCAGTAGGTCTCCAACTCGTCCCGGTGGATCTCCTCAGGGGTGATGATCTGGCCCGGGAGTTTTTTGGACCAGTAGCCGTCTCGGTACAGCGGTGTTCCGTTGAGGTAGTTGGCTTCGATTTCCAGGAGCTTCCAATAGAGGTTGTTGGCGTCGATTGATCTCTTGCGGTAGTGGATGGTGAGGGCCAGATCAAGCTCCACCAGCGTGTCCTGGTAGGTTGGCTTGGCCCCCCGTTCTCCGGGCGGGGTCTGGGACCACTTGTCCAAAGCCTTGAGGAAAAGGTCGTGTTGACGCTTTGCCAGGGCCTTCAGCTCCTTCCCGATTGGCTCCCGGGCCTCCTGGTCGATCTTGAGCACCAGAAGGCCGTCCCCAGACTTCACGCCCAGGGATTGGCCCACCGAGGGGTCCCACGTTGACCTCGCCCGAAGTTTCACCGGTTGTCCCTCCCCACGATGCGGATCACAAACAGAGGTCCGTTGATGGTAGGAACCTCGGCCACCGCGCCCCTCACAGGAACCCCGGAGGCGGTCAGACCCACAAACCCGGTGCAGGTCACGTCCCCCTTCCGGGAGAGGAGCAGGTCGTAGCCCATGATCGTGACGTTGGTGAAGCCCATGTCAGTCAGGAACGCCCGGGCTTTCACGGGGTCGCCGTCGCAACCCACCAACAGGACCAGGGCCGCAATGGCCAGAAACTTTTTCACAGGGCCCTCCTTTTGAGCCAGAGCACGAACTCGTGGGCATCCCCCAGGACGGTCCTGGTTCCCACGGTCCACTTGTTCTTGGTCGGGTAGAAGTCGACGGCCGGGTAGTGCTTATTCCGAAGAATCACCACGTCCCCACCGTTGCGGAATTCGAAGGGGATCGTGGTGCCTCGAAGCACTCTGAGATTGGCCTCCTTGCGCACCTGGCCCTTCTCCTGCTGTTCCCGTCGAAGCTCCTCGTACATCAGGGCGGTGTCAGTCGCGGCGCTCATACCGACCCCTCAGTTCTTCGACCTCGGCCAAGGCCTTCTGGATGAACTCGACGATGAGCTTCCGGCGCTCGGTAATCAGTTTCTCGACGTTGGCATCCCGCCACACCCGGACGACGTGCAGAGCCATCTCCCCGGGAAAATCGGGATTGTAGGTCCCGTAGTCCACGGCGTCGAACTCGCAGCAGTCCATCTGGGCGATCATCTGGTCCATGTCCGGCTTGGGAATCGCCTTCCCGCGAAGGGTGGCCAGATGAATGGCGGCCGACCGGTTCTTGAGCTCGAGTCCGATCCGCTTCCCGCCTTCCTCGCGGAACCCATCCGGCGAGGCCCCGTACCGCTTGATGAAGGGATGGTCCACGAAGCCCACCGTCTCCACCTCGTCTTGAACCCGCTTCATGTACAGCATCCGTCCGATGGGCTCGTTCTCGTGGCCCCGGTCGGTGTGCTTGTTCGAGAAGGATTCTGAGGGCTTGCCGGTCAGAATCTCCTGGACCAGGGTGGCCAGGGCGTTGTCGTAGCTCTTGCCCTCACCCTTGGCCAGGATGTCGTTGACCACCGAGGCGGTCACCCGGCCCGAGCGGTACAACCTCCATTCGTCGGTGCCTTGCTCGAATTCGAAGTGCCAGTTGGGGCCGGGAATCATTCGGTCACCCCCATAGCCTTGAGTTCCTTGCTTCTCTTGACCGACTCTTCGCCGAGAATGACCTTCTCCCGGTCGGTCAAGTCCGGGCCGGCAATGGCCGCCATGAAATTGGTCTTGCGTTCGGCCTGGGTCGTAGCCTCGCGGATGAGTTGGATGTACTGACCCAGCTTGACCCCGTCTTCAAAAGAGCCGCCGTCCTTGTCCTCGTCGGTCAGAATCACCCCGGCGTTGGAGTTGAACGAGTACCGCTTCCCGTAGCTCGTTTGAATGCCCTGGAGTTGGATGACGTTCGCGCCCTTGGCGCCGCCGTCGAGGGCCGGTGCCGGGGGGCAGTCGAACTTGGCCCGCTTGGTGTAGCCGTACCCGGAAATCAGGTTCCAGATTCGCTTCCAACCGGGCTTTTCGGGAATCTCTTCCTCCTCCCAGGACGTCGAAAACCCGTGACGCGCCAGGATGGGCCCGTAGGTCGAGAGAATGGCGTTGAGGTCAGCAAAGACCCCAAACTGCCCCTTCGTGGACCGGCGCACGGGCTCATAGTCCTTCTGCATCTCAGCAAAGTGGCGGTCAAACTCGATTTTGGCCGCCCGGTCTTCCTCGGCGTTCTTCAAGGCGATGATCTTGTCCAGCATCTCAACCTTGTCGTTCATGACGGCAAAGGTCACCAGCTCCTGAGAACTCATCACCGTGGGCATGGTCGACTGGGTCATGGCCGGCATGGGCGCGGCGGTCTTCGTGCTCACCTCTTTGGTCTGGGGCGAGTCGGTCACAACTTCCATGGACCCCTCCAGGGTGTCGTCTTCCTTGGGCTCTCCCAAGGGCAGTTCGTTGTCTCTGCTCAATTTTCCCTCCCCCTCCGTTTTCTTCCCCCTGGACTTGGGACCAGGCGTTGGCACGTTGGAAGGGCCCCCATCTCTGGGGGCGTCGGCCTACTTCACCGACCGAAGAATTCGGATCACCTCCTTGAGGGTCGTCTCAGCCGCGATGTAGGCCCCCTGGGCTTCTTCCGAGGTCAGCCCAAGGTCCAGCTTAGCCCAAGTGGACTCGAGCCCACGGGCGACGGCCTCGAGCTTTTCCTTATCGGGCGCCAGGGCCGCAAGGTGGGCTTCCTCGGCCCTCTTGGCTGCCAGCTCGGCCTCTTCCTTCGCCCGGGCGTCGGCGGCGTCCTTGAGGCGATTGGCTTCGGCCTCAGCGGCTTCCCTGGCCTTGCGCTCGTCCTCGGCGATCTTGGCCAGGCGCTCACGTTCGGCCCGGTTGGCGGCTTCCTGGGCTTCCCGCTTCTGGCGTTCGAAGTCCTCGCGTTCCTTCCTGAGCTTTTCGGCCTCGGCCTTCTGGTCCGCCTCGATCTTGGCCAGGCGCTCGGCTTCCTTGCGGTTTGCTTCGGCCAACTCGCGGGCTTCGCGCTCCTCGCGCTCAGCCTCGGCGCGACGCCCCGCTTCGATCGCCGCGAACCGCTCCTTGGCTTTGCTCAGGATGTCCGCGAATTCCTCGGGGGTCGCCTGGGCCAGGATCAGTTCGTTCCCCTCCCACTCGTAGGGAGTGAGCTGGTTGACCAAGCCTTGGATGCGGTCGCGTTCCTTCTGCGCCTTCTCCTCGGCGACGCGGCGCTCCTCGGCCAGGTACTTCTCCTCGAACTCGGCGCACTCGCTTTCCAGTTCGGCGTAGAACCCGGTCAAGGCCTTCTCGGCCCCGATCCAAAGTTTCTGGACCGAAATGGCCTCTTCGCGCCCGGCCTTGGCTTCCTTGACGATAGCCGTCCTCTTGGGCACCAAATCCAGCCGGGCCCGCTTGATGGCCTCGTAGGACTTCTTGGTCCCGTCCCAAGTTTGCAAAACGGCCTTGACCTCAGACTTAACCTTGGCGAGTTCGGAGTCGGTGACGCTCAACCGCACCAGGGCGTTTTTGATGGTCCCCGCCGGAACGTCCTCGATGGTCTGGACGATCTGAACCTCCAGATCCTTGGTCTCGAGCTTGGTATCGCTGGCCAGTTCGTATTGTTCTTCGTTCGTGCTCATTTTCCCTCCTACTTGGAAAAGAACTGCTTGAATTCTTGAGAGCCATACTGCCCCTCGGTCAATTCGATGATTTCGCCAATGCTGTACCTGTCCTTGGGTTCGCCGATCTTGCTCGAGATAAAGGCCCTGGTGCCCGCCTCGCAAGCCCCCGTGATGACCCGGTAGGCCCCGATGGCCTCTCCGAAAGACAGAATGGTTTGCGGCCCCATGCCCTGAAACTTAGACTTGTCCCGATCTCCGATTTTGTAGATCAGAGACTCCCTGGCCTCGTTGAGCGTGTCGCCATGCGAGAACTTACCGTTCCCATCGGTAACCAAGTACGTGACTTCCTTGGCACAAATGCCGCGAACCCGATAGACAAGCCCCTTCTTGGAAACCACCTCCTGAAGAATCCCGTCCACCAGCATGTACTTTGTTCCGGGGTATAACAGGGGGTATTTGATTTCTCGAGTGTTGGGCTTGGGGCCTTTGTACGAACTCAGGTCCAGCCCGCCGCCCACCGTGGGGTTGAAGCCCTCGGGGAGGATCGTCACCGACCTCAGGTCCAGCCAGCCGCCCACCGTGGGGTTGAAGCCCTCGGGGAGGCTCGTCACCGACCTCAGGTCCAGCCAGCCGCCCACCGTGGGGTTGAAGCCCTCGGGGAGGATCGTCACCGACCTCAGGTACAGCCAGCCTTCAATCTTCTCCTTACCGGAGAACTGGTCTTCGGTAAGACTGTACTTCGTGCAAAACTCTTTCTTAGTCACACTCCCTCCTGGGTGGTCTGTGCCACGCCCCAGGGCTCACTGTGATGAGTCCCGGGCCGGGGTCAGTTGATCTTGAACTTGGCCGAGTACTTCACGTAAAACGTGTCGGAGCCTTCAAACTGCATGTCGGAAACATTCCCCTCGGGAAGAGAGCTGATGGACGGATGCGTACAGAAGTGCGAGAACCCCACTTCAAACCCCTCGTAGGCGATGCCAGCAAAGATGGTGTAGGTCGAGGAAATCGGGGCAAAGTAGTACGAGGTACCCTTGAGGGCTTGCGTCTTCTGGTCGATGCCGATGAAAGCCAGCCGATCCTCGTAGGAAAGCTCGGTCTGTACCTCGGTGAAGTAGCGCTGCTCGTTGAACGCTTCCATGGTGTTCTCCTGTTGCCGGGAGTAGTTGGGCATGGCCCCAGCGGACAGGCTGATGCTCAGGAACAAAGCTCCAATGAGATCCATCTCAGGCCTCCGTGTCCAGCATCACAATCTCGCATTCTTCCCGACTCATCTTGCCAAGGCGCACATTGAGCTTGGCGGCGTGGGCCGCAAACATGTCCCTTTCCTCGCCCTCGGGCAAAGACAGGGCAACCTGTTCAGCATGATCGGCCTCGTTTTTCAGATACTCGTAACGGGTTATTTTCACGGCACTCTCTCCTTCTGAGCAAAGGCTAGCGCATACCGTTTCACTCGTCAAGGGTTTTCGGTGCTGTTTTTGAAAATAAAAAGCCCCTCACTTGGAGGGGCGTTGGGACCGGGTAACCGGATGGGCGCTCGTGTGCGCCGATTCCCTTTGGTTTTGGTTGGCGATGATCCCCGATTAGGTCAGGAAGTACTTGGGGAAGATTGCCTTGTCGTATCGTTCGGGGGCGACGGTGGCGGGGCCGGATAGGGCCAAAAGTAGTACCAGAGCGAAGGCGGCAATCCCAGTAGCGAAGAACCCGGCTTCCATGGTGGTGACCAGAGGTTCGATGCCCTGCAGGACCGTGGCGCTGACGATGAATTCCTCGAAGATCTTACCGACGTAGACTCCGTCGCCGTAGGTGGGGCCCACGGCAAACATGGGGACGGTCAGAAGCGCGAGGAAGACCATGGCCAGCAGAAACCACTTGTTCTTCATTGGCAAGTTCTCCTTTGCTTCAAAGGTTGGGCATGGATGAGGTTTTGTCAAGGGTTGTGAAAAAGGAGGGCCCGGAAAGATGGGGATCTCGCCGGGCCCGAAGGAGGGGTGGGTACTTACACCCTGGTAGGTCTTTTGGCTTAACGTCCGATGACCACCGGAACTAAATTCCCTTGGGCTCTAGCCTCTCCCTTCCGGGTTGTAGGCGTCCCATGAACGCCTCGTTGATTGCTAGAAGTCACCCCGGTCTGTCCCGGAGCTTGTCAAGCGTCTTTCCGCTTTGTCGCCTAAATCCAGGCAGATGGGTCTTTTCCTCCTGTCAGATGCCCCTATTGCAACTCGGGGGCTCTATCAAGCCTTTTCCGACCGAGGCAACCCTCTGGTGGTTGACGCCTAACACGGACTTCTAGCGCCACTTAGCGGATGGCTAGAGGATAAGCCCGATCACCACGCCGGTCAAGATCCCAAGGCCCAAACCGGCACCGCCCCAGACCCAAAGCTGACCCCTGGCCTGGTCAATCGCTGCCTGGTCGGCTTCCTGGCGTGATTCCGCCGCCGTCCTCAGTTCCTTCTCTTGCTCCAATGAGACCTCGGATAATCGAAGCCGCTCTTCTGAGTCCTGTCTCAGCTTCGTCAAGTCTGAGGATAACCCTGTCGCCTCTCTTTTCCATTTCTGCGAGTCCAGCTTCCAAAAGTTGGCCTCGTCTCTCAGCTCTTGCAAGATCGGAAACGTGCCCTCGATCAGACTCAAGGCTTCTTTCAAGGAGCTGTCGAAGTCCGTCTTGATAGGCGTGTTCCCATCGGCTTGCGGCGGCCCGCTCGTTGTCGATTGCGCGTTGATCGGCACTTGCACCAGACCAAAGCACAAGGCCAGCCAGAAGGGCGCCACACGCACCCAGGACGATGCCGAGCAGGAGCCGCCCCACGTCACTTCCCGGCCTTTCTGTCTGCGTCCAGCTTCGCGTCCTCGGCGGTCTTGATTCCCAAGAGCACCCCCCCGGACGAGAACACGGTCAGAAACCCGATCACGTCTTTTTCGGTAAACAGCCAGACGAACGAAACCACGATGGTTCCCACGCCGATCACGGCCTTGATTTCGGGCCGGTTGTTGGCGTCGGTCAAGAGCTCAACAAACCACAGGAAGAAGTTTCTCACGGTACCTCCACGAGCACACAGGGGATCAGATCCCCGGGTACGAATCCACGCATGTTGCCCAGTTGATAGAGCGCGTCCTGGGCATTGGGGGTGGTAATGAAGCAGCCGGCCGACCACGCGAATCTGGTGACCTCACCATCGGGCGCCGGCGCGTTCTTTCTGGTCGAGTGGCAGAAGATCCACCGGGCCCAATCAGCCGGGGCGCCGTTTTTGCCGGGGATGGTCTGGACGCTGTCCTTGTCGATCATCTGACCGTCTTGGTCGTAGGCGCCGACGATGCCGTGAATGGGGCCCTTGAAGTTCCGGCGCTCCACGTCCCACTTGATGCTGAACGCCCCGGGGGCCACGGTGTCGGTGTGCCTGGCGCCGGGCATGTTGGCCACGGTCTGGAGGGGGAATCGAAACACTTCCTGGCCCCCGTTGTACAAGATGCCCACGTCCTGCAGGTTGTTCTTGGCGTTGTGATCTCCGTCCCAAGAGTCGGGTCCTCCCAGGTCATCCTTAAACCTGTAGGATCGGATCTTCCTCTCTACTCGAAAGTGGTGTTTGCCTACCATCTAGACTCCTTTGCTTTTCAAGATATCGGAGATGATGCCCCAGATTCCAGGGGCCGCCGCAACCGCGATCCCAACCCAGAATTGCCAGCTCATCCGCTGCTTCTGGAGTAGCTTCTTGATCTCCCCAGTGTCCTGTCGCACCAGGGCTATTTCGCCCTTCATACCCCTCTGAGAAAGTCGGACCCGAAAGATTTGAGTCTGGACGGCTTGGTTGACGCCCTCTTGCTTCTCTTTGTGCTCTCTGAGTTCGGTCTTTTGTTCCTTGACTTCCGTCGCAAGGCTCTCAAAAAGCTCAACGGCATCCGCCACGGTCTTAACCCTTGGGCCCATTTCCGGTTTCCTTCAATCGGACTTCTTTGGACAAAATCAAGCCAGCTTCCCGCATGGCCTCATTCTCTTCTTTCAGCCTGGCGTTCTCGCGCTCTTCCTCGAGGATGGCCAGGCGCTTCTTTTTCTCAATCAGGTCTTCAGCATTGATCCAAATGGCCATCGTGAGCACGGCCGTCATGGTCGAGCGAAGAACGATGGAGATCAGGTCGCCCTCTGTCGAAATGGCCAGGCAAACCACCATCCCGGTGATTCCAGCGATGGTCTTGATGACCGCACCGTGGGCCATGAATTCGTAGGTGTACAGGTACCACCACGAAACCGCCAGGATGGTGATTCCGATGTAGGTCGACCCATCCGGCTGGAACGTCAAAATAGTTCCGATAAGGAAAAACGTCGCTACTTGCAGGGCCTTCAGTATCGACGTTTCCCAGAAGATCGAGGCGGTGAACACGATGACTCCCCAAGCGCAGAGGAATGCCAACCAGTCGAACCCATAGGTTGAGATTGAGGCCGCGCCCGTCATCAGAGACAGTAGAGCGCACATGATTCCTGTTTTGCGCTGGGGCGTCACGTCAGCCCCACCGAAGGGCAGTCGCCGCGGCGTTGACGGTCATCACTTTGGCCACCTCGGGGTTGTCCTGTTCCTGGATGGCCAGGAAAGCGGCCAGGGCGTCCCGGGTCTCTTCGAGGTGGGTGTAGCCCTTGGCCACGGCGCACGAGTAGGCATAGAGCCGGAACACGTCAAAGACGTAGGAGGCCTTCTTCTTGTCGGCCCCGGGGAAGTCCAGAAGGTGTTGAAGCACCAAGAGCCGGTCTTCGATGCTTTCCCCCTCAAGCCAATCAAAGGCCGAAGTCTTCTTGGCCAGGTCTTCGTCGAAGGCCCCCAGCAGGATGGTGGTGACCCGATGAGCCTGCGCCCCCCGGATTCCCGAAAGCACGGCAGCCTTCTCAACGTAGTTTCTCAAATCGGACATGGTGTCCTCCTATGCTTGATTGAGGACCAACACGGTCCCCTGGTACCAGGTGGTCACAAAACCCCCGAGGTCGGTGAAGGAAAACTGCCAAGGGTACGTGCCCCCGGGGATTTCCACCGTGGTGGTGGCGGGAAGGTTCAGGGACAGGCCCCCGTTCTGGGGATCGTTGTTCTGAACCTCGAACAGGATCAACCCACTGTCCGGCACGTTAAGATAGGCCGAGAACTGGTAGCCAGACGTGGGAACCCCGAGAAAGAATGGGAAACTAAAGCTAGAGCCCTGGACAAGTTGAAGCTCTTGGAAAACTGGCAAGTCGGTGTTTTTCATCTCTTCCCCTCACAGCTTGTTATAGAATGCAGAACACAGCGGCCCTATCGGGATAGAAAAACCAAACCCTGTGTAGATCCCAATCGTGGTCGAGTTGTATGGCACAAAGATCACTTTGCTGTTTGGCGCAAGAACACCGCCAACAAATGCCAGACAAAGCTCCTACCGTGGCGTACAGAGCATTGAGTGCCTGGTACAGCTGAGAGGTACTAGCTGGAGTGGGGGAGATGGATGCGGCGGTCAAGACGCTGATGACTTCGGCCACCAAACTTTGAACCGTCGTTTGATTGGCGAGAGAGTTGAAGGTGATGTAGTTCATCAACCAGTTCTCGTACTCCGCCGGGAAAACTTGCCCTGGAAGAAATCCCCCTTGGTACGTGGCAAGAACCGGCTCTACCAGGGATGCGGAGGCCCCGAAGAGGGGAAGATTTTTGAACGTTGGGGTTGGGACCATTACAGCCCTCCTTGAATGACGTAGATTTTTGGAGCCGTGGTGAACCTATCGAATAGCGCCTGGAGAATCCACAAGTACCCCGAACCGATGGGGGTGTTGAAGATGATGTAGATGTCGGAGTCGACAACCCCTCCAGAAACAGCCGTGGTCAAAACGCCGCCCTGGTCATGGTAAATGATGTCGACCCCAGAGAGGCCGTGCGTGCTCGAGGAATTCGGAAAGTCTTCCGCCGCCCCGAGCTGGAAAATGTTGTCTTCCAAGAGTGGGTTGAAGAACATGTAATCGGGGCTGAAGACATAACAGATTTTGTCAATGGCAGTGTAGCTCAGTCCAGTGGCCTTCAGATACGCAACCTGAGACAGAAGCAACCGGTAGAACGAGATGGGGATGATGTTGCCAGCCTCTGGAGTAGACGAGGTGAAAATACCACCCGTTCCAGGAAGGGAAGCCCCCGAGAACCCATAGATGTCAGAAATACTGGGGAACAAATCTGAGCTACCAAAGACGAAGGCGTTTCCATCAAAAGTACCCGTGGGCGCGGCCGGCCACGGGTACCCGATGATACCTCCAATGGTTGAGAGTTCCGTTGGCCCAGCGCTATCAATCGACAGGCTCTCCAAGTACTGGATGATGACAGCGCGGACATCGATCTCAGCCTGGATCGCCGTCATCAAACCTTGAGAGTAGGGGCCATCAAACTGAGATGCCAGGTCTTGATCGTTCATCCTGCCACCGTGGTCACAGAGGTAATAGCCGGAACCGCATCCGCATTGGTTTCAACCTTATTGGTCCAGGTCACACCATCCAAGGAAACCTCGGCATCGATCAGGCTGGCGTATTGGAATCCCGCCAGGGCGTCCAGGATGGTATTGGCCGAGATCGTTTGACCGATCTCAAAGGAGATCGAAGTCAACGTTTCAGTAATGACCGTTCCGAAACCAGACTGCTGTGGGACGTTCTCATCGTAGATAACTCTGACGAAAACGTTCTGAGTGCTTGCCTCGTCGAAGTACACATGGAAAACCTGTCCAGAGAGGAAGGTGTACGACTGAGACATGAAGCCATCCGTGGGCGGTGTGATCCTCTCGAGATAGTTAGAGGCGATGAGGTACCCGCTTGAATCTTGCCCCGCTATGATGATCCTTGCGTGCCTCGGGGGAATAACAACGGCTCCGGTCAGAACCAGATTTTCAGAGGTGCTTTCGTTGAAGTAGATTCTGGCCGCAGAAATTCCGGGAATGGCAGAGATTGCCTGCTGAACCCCGTTGAGGTTCCACCCGATGGTCTGACCGTTAATGAGGCGTTGCCTTGCCTGGTTTGCCGTCTCTACGTTTCTTCCCGTCACGGCCGCCGCAGGGTTGGTTACAGATGCCAAATTGGGGACGTTTGACCCGAAGGCCGCCAGCCCGTTGGCCGGAACTACCACGGCCCCAAGGGTGTCGCAAATCGCAGTTACAAAGCCAATCCCAGAGGTCGGAACAGTGATCCCCGAAGTAGTGAGAAAATTGACGGTGCCGTAGGGCAGTTGAATTCCCGATGGGACAATGACCGTTCCATCGCCAGCGGTGACCCGCATCGTGACCGTAGAGTAGGCCCCGGGAATCAAGGATGTTCCCGCAATGGGCAGAAGATTGACGATTTGCTGGTCGGAAGCCAGGGCAAGGTTGAACGAATTGATTGCTTGTGCCAGGTTTTCGTCCTGGGTTTGCTCCTTGCTCCCTACGGCCAGCATAAAGAGCCACAGAGCGTTTGCAGGTGTTGCGACGATAGGCGCAAGGCCCTGCGCTTGCAATAGCGCATTCATCGCGCTCAAAATCTCAGCACCGTGTTGAGATGCGGTCTCAGGAGTCCAGGTCAACCCACCAATGTCAAAACTCATTACCTACCTGCCTGTTGGACGGCCTTCATGGTGACCGTGAGATTCCCGTTCAGAATATCGTATTGGGGCGCAAAGTTGGATACCCCTGCATTCGCCGCACTTTGTCGGATGGCCGCGTCCAGGTCTCCGAACGTCGCTTGTTTGGTCAGGAATTCAGCCCAGGGGACTCCGATGGTGGGGAGCTGGGGGATGGATCCAAGTTGGATAAATGCCGCCATCGCCGCTGCTTGCACATTGCCGGGGTTGCCAGAGATGAACGAAACAATGCCCGAGGTCACCGCCAGATCCCACTTGGGGAAAGAGGTGCTAGTCCCGGGGGCAGAAGATCCCATGGTGAAGTCCATCATTCCTCCAGAAGTTGAGACAGATATGTTAGATCATTTCCTAGGTTGGTAACCAGGATCGCGGCGGCGGCGGCGATTTGCGGCGCTGTCGTCGCAGTTGAGGAGGAATTGGCAAATGTGTTCAAATGGGTGGTCAAGTTGTTGAGGAACGTGAACAGAGATCCTGATCGATTTCTCAGGAAGGCCTTTCCCCCGGCTTCTCCGAACTGAACATCCCGGTCAAGGGTGCCGCTAAACGGGATGGCCTTGAGCGTCTGCTGAGTGTAGTGCCAAAACTCCGGGGGCTGGGCCGGGGCGGTTACTCCCTGGGTCGATGGCAGAAGGTCCCGAAACCCGATGAGCATCACCAGATCCCCTTCCTTGACGGTACCTGAGACCGCTAGTCCACTCATGCTCATCCACAAGAGTTCCACGTCGGTCGTCACCAAGGCATCAAGAACCCTGGAAGGCGCAACCACCCCGGGCCTGGTCACCGACAGGACGGCGTGTTCCACGTCGACACTCGTCTGCCCGTTGACTTTCTTGACGATCCCCCAGTCAGCAAAGAACGCATCACTGATGATCGACCGGAAGGCCTGGAGTTCGCTGACGCCGAAGAAATCGAAGATGTTGAGCGGGTTGGCCAAGTCGCTCATGCTGGCTCCTCGGTTGCCAGAACAATCATGGAGTTGGTCTCATCGGTGGTCCCGAAGTCGAAACTGATGGTCTGGGCAATGAAGCGGGTCTGAAGGTTCCCAACCTGGGCGCCGCCGTAGGTCTGACGCATGTACCGAGTGTCTACCACCACTACGTCGCCAGGGCGCAGGGTCGGGTCCCAAGGTGATGTAAAGTTGTACCCCGACGCTTCGTGTCGAGGAGCTGTAATAAAGTGCTGGATAACGTGGACCAGGCCTGTGTTACCGCCAACTTGGTAAGCTACTAGGAATGGTCCAGATGGGTACAGAGTGATGTTCAGCACTGTAGAAATCTGAGTGAGAAAGTCCTTCACCAAACCGGTAAAGCTCCAAGGAACAGCCGTCTGGAGCGATGCCGAGACCGTTGTCTTGAGAGACAGCTGAAGCATTCCGGCCAGGTCCGAAAGGATGGTGTTAACCGAGGTCCCCGCTGGCCAGTTTTGGCTCATGGTGACATTGGTCCAGTTGGTGAAGCCTCCTTGAAGCATCTTGAACACCGTGACCCCATCTGGGCCAGGGGTCTCCTGGTAGGCGTTCACCACTTCGCCCTCAATAGTGGCGGCCAAGGACCCCGCATAGCCGGCCTCGAACTTCAAATATTTATACGCATCCAGGGGTGTGTCGCCGGTATAAAGGTTTGTGATTCGAACATCGAGATCCGCAAGAATCGGTGAGGGCCAGATCTTGCCAGAAACGTTGATGGTCGGTTTTCTCCCAACCTTAGGACAAAGCACGTAGCTACTTTCGCCGGTCTTCTGGGTCAGGGTGATGTTGACGATCTTGTCGAAAAGTGGGAACTGGTTCCCGATGATGAGGCTCATACGGCGTACACCACCATGGTCACTTTGGCCAGATCGTTTTGCCCGATGGAATCGAGGGTGGTGATCAACCTGAAGTAGTAATCCTTGAACCCCGTCCACGACACCGTGTTGGGATAGCCGCCGGCCTGGCGGATCTCTCCGGTGGGGAGGGTGACCCAGATGTTCCAGACTCCCAGGAACCACTTGAAGGTAAACGTGAACTGGCCTTGGGGGAGGTTTGAGGCAAAGGTGAAGTTGAAGGACCCATCGTCCAGAGTCGGAATAGCGACCCGATAGGCTTTTGAGGGAGGGTAGATCATTGCAGGGCCCCCACGTCCACGCTTGAGTTTGCCGTGTTCCCGAGCGTGTTAGAAGCGGCACTAGCCGCAGGATTGGTGATTGATCCATTCGGCGATGCGATCAAGTTATTTCCCGCATCCAAGACGGCCGACAGCGTGTCGATTTTCTGCAGGGTCATCTGAAACGGGGTCTTGTTCAGGATGGTGGGGTCGTAGCTGAACTTGACGCTGGTCATCACCGCCGGGATGGTGCCGGTGACCGACTGGCTGGCGAGGGACTGGAAGGCCTGGAAAAACTGGCTCGTGATGGCCGTCGACACCGGTTTGAACTGGACCACCTGCCTCGAGTCGCTGGCATCCCGGATGGTCTGTTTCAGAAGCTCAAGGGAGATTTGATCCACAAGAGGAGTCACCGGAATCAGAGGGAAGAGGTACCCCTTGATCTCCCAGACCCGCGGCAGGGGAGCGATGTTGTCATTCAAGAACGACTTTCCCTTTGATACATCGATCAGGAGCATCTTAGAGGCCTGATTGGCCAGTAGTTCGTCAAAGACCTCTACTTGCATGACTACGGTCTGAGGAGGCCCAGGAACCCCGTTCACGACAGGCACGTACGTGATTGAAGGGTTACTGAGGAACTGGCGGACCAGGTTGAGAGCTACGGACGCTCCAGAAAGCACTGCGGTGGCAAGATCGGCCATTCTACTTCCTCACGCTCAAGATTCCGGCCGTCTGAAGGGCCTGGATGATCTGGTCGTTTTGAGCCTTGGTCAGGGGCTTGCTGCCGTCGATTTTCAACAGGATTTCAGCTTTTTGCACGGCTTCCTTGAGCACAATATTTTGAAGGCTGGCTACCTGGGGATCTCTTTCACTTAACTTCAGACCAGGATACAGTCCCTGGGCCATGGAAGCTGCTTTCTGAGCAATGGCAGAAATCACTGAGTCCGGCAGGGCATAGGCCAGTTGAACCTTACCCGCCTTGAACAGGTTGAACCGGGTCTGACTTGCGTCGATCTTGTTGATCTGATCAATGGTCAGTTCGCCAGCGGCAAATTTCTTGTAGTACTCGTTCTCGTTGCCGGCCCCGTAGAGAAGGCTGAGCTGGGAATTGGTCATGTCCAGACCCTTCATCTTCCGGTGCTCGAGGTATTTCTGCTTTTTCTCAGCCTCTCCGAACCACCCGGTAATGTTCCCGATCACCCCTCCCAAGCCGTTGATGAGGCCGACCAGGACCGTGGTCACGTTCCCGATGCCCTGGGCGAAGTCCGAGAACCCTTGCTTGTTGTCCTTGAGCCATTTGGCGAATTTCTGGAGCTCGGGCAGCAGGGCTTCCTCAATCTCAATTCCCAGCTTCTTGACGATGTTGGCAAACGAAACCGAGATGTCATTCTGGGCCTGGTTCCCAGCAACCGCCACATCGTAGTCCTGCTGGGTGTTTGGGTTCATCGCTGCGGCCTGAGTATAGACATCGGCCAGTCGGCGCCCGGGCTTCTGCAATGCGGCAAACTGCTGGGCCCCCTTCGTGCCCAGGATCTTCTCCAGCACGTCTTCCCTGGTCTTCTGGTCCTGGATTGACGACACCCTGGACCAAACTTCGCCGATGGCCTGAGAGCGATCGATGCCCCGAAGCCTGGCTATGTCGGCATCGCTGAATTGGAGGGTCTTGCCTTCTTTCGTGTTTTTGAGGTTTTGAAAGACCGTGTTAAGGTCCGCAGCCATGGAAAAGGCCTCGGGTTCCGGCCGCCTTTGAAGCTGAAGCCTGGTGAAGAGCTCCACTCCCCCTTGCCCAAAGATCTTCTGGATGAGCGCTTGCTGCTTTCCTGGGTCTTGAACTTTCTCGAGCGCCGACCAAATCGTCCTCAGGCGCTGGTCGTTGTTCATGGACTGGAGCTTCGAGAAGTCGGCGCCGCTCATGCCGGTGGCCTTGATGAAGTCTTCTTTGACCTCTCCGATCTTGAGGTTTCGGAAAGCCTCATTCATGGTCATCAGCGAGGCCGTGAAGGAATCCGCGTCCCCGCCGGCCAATCGGACGGCGTTCTGCCAGTTGTCCAGAACCATAGCATTCATGCCAAGCTGTTTGGCAGTAGCGTCCAACTTGGTCATGGAGTTGGCCGTGGAGGCCCCCAGGGCGACAAAAGCGGCCCCCAGACCTACGACACCCGCAACACCGGTCTTTCCCAGGTTGGCGAAGGAGTTCAGGATTCCGAGGCCCTTCTTGAAAGAGTTCTCGTCGGTGGTCAGGGCGAGACTAGCGAAAAAAACCTCCCACATTAACCATGCAGAATACCCCTCCTCGCGCTTTCGGATTCTTCCTGAGTGGCATATCTCCAGTGATATCCACTTGCGCTTTTTCTTTTTTGGGTTCCTCGGCACGCCTGGATTATGGTGCTTCCATGTATTCCGGTTTCTGTAGTCGCCCTTGAAATCGATTCAAAGACCATTCCGGTTTCAACACAAACCACGGGCTTGCCTCTTTTTCTTGATGCTTCTCTAGTTTTTGAGAGCCACACAGGGTCTTTAGCCTTTCTTCTGTTGCCCTCGGAGATGTTGGCCAGCGCCTCTTGAGTCTTAGGCCCCCCTCCTGGGCCCTTGCCAACTTTGGCTAACCACTCAGGGTTAGATGCCCGGCGCTCAAGGCCTTTTGCATGGTTTCTTTTCCATTCGACATCCGTTGCTTGTTCAGCGTTTCTTGCGATCCAAGCCGGATCACTGGCCATGCGCCTGTTTCTGGCCACCATGGATTCTTTCCATTCCACATTTTCAGAGCGAATTCGCAACGCGTCAGAGTCGAACCCATCTCCCCCACCGGTCATGTTGTACCCGGAAGGAGCTAAGGTTTTAAAATGCCAAATGAAAAACGATTCCAAGTCATTGACAAGATGCTCGGGAATGCCATCCTGGAGAACTTCCCATTCGAACGACTCTTTGCCATGTTTTTTGATTGCCCTGGCCAAGCCTACACACCCAGAAGACGGCTTAAAGTGCTGAACTACCCTGCGGTCAACATTGACGCTTTTTCCTATGTACATCTTGCCATTGAGCCGGTTGCGAATGCAGTAAATCGAGCTAGTCATCCTTACTTCCTCCGGCATTTGAATATAGCAAAAATCGCCTTCCTTCACATCTGGACAGGCGTTTCAATCTCGAGCCTGGCCGTGTAGCTTGCGATCCCATCGAAGAAATCGTCCATGTCAATCGGGTCCCGGCTGTACTCCTTCAAGAACTGGTAGTACAGGAAAAGATCGACAGAGCCGACCTTTTCCCGGATGATCCGAATGATCCGTCCCGTGTCACCTGAGCCGCCCCGGCCTACCCGTTGGCCGGTACTGTGTCTTTCTGAGGCGGCGTATATTTTTCCACAACATACGCCACCACCTTGGCAATCAGGGCTTGCATCAGAATGGGCTTCTCGATGAACAGCGGGTCGGCGTTGATGTCCTGGGAGGTGTCCGTGATGACCGACATGCGCCCGATGGTGTCGTTGTCGGCCATGAACGTCACGTTCTTTCCCCGGATCACCTGTTTGGCAATGTGTTCCTCGATCAGAGCCGTCTCTTCGCCCAGAGGGTCATTCTGGAGCATGCCCATCAGGCGGATGCCGTCCCGAGGCGCGAAGGGACCAAACCCATCCTGGACCGAAACCCGGATGCTCTTGAACTGGCCCTTGGTCGCCTTCTGGGCCGAGCGCATCCACTGAGCAAAGACCTTGCTTTCGTACCCGTCGTCGAAGGTGTCGTCCATCAGCTGTTGAACCAACCCTGGTAGTTGAACTCACAGGGGTACTCGGGAATGTCGTTGCCCGCCAACAGCAGGGTGTCAAAGACCTTGAGGGTCACGCCGATGAACGTGATGGCCTTGGTCTGCCCATTGAAGCTCGTGGCGACCCGAAGCTGTCCGCCCTGGGAATCACCGACCTGCTGAAGGTACCGGGCGATGGCCACCAGGTTCCCGTCCGTGATGTCCAGGCCGGTGTCCACCACGGTCATGGTGAACGAACCAGCCTGGGCGGTGTTGGTCAGGGTGATGGCCGACCCGTCAACCAAGAGGACCACCTTCGAGTTATCCACCATCTGGCGGGCTTTGAAGTACTGGGCCTCGAGCTTGATGCCGGCGATGTTGATCGACACCCCGGCATTGACCACGGGGTGCGACCAACTGTAGGTGGAGTTTCCGACTCCCTGAACGCTGTTTCTTCCTGCCATTTCTGGTTACTCCTTAGGCCTGGATGTACAGGGTGCCCTGCACAACGATGGAATGGATTCCCTGGAGCCAAGTGGCGGCCCAGGCATTGGGGACGATCAGGGTGGAGCCGCCGCCACTGAGTTGAGAGAATCTGGGGGCCCCGGCCGTGGTGAAGTTCTGGAGCACCCCAATGCCGCCCTTGTCGGTGAACGGGGCCGCAGCGGCGTTGAGGATTCCCAGGATGGCCTGGTAGTTCTCGTTGTTGCGCCGCTTGCCCTGGGGGGTTGCGGGGTCGGTCAGGAACTCGATGGACCGGATGGACGCCACGAAGTCGATGTAGGCCACGACCCACTTGGACCCGGGATAGGCTCCCTTGACGGTGGTGGGGTTGTAGAGCGCCACCTGCCCGGTCGAGTTGCCCAAAGTGGCCCAGTAGCCGCATCCCTGGGCTTTCAGGGCCGCGACTTGAAGGGCGGTGAGGTTTGCTCCATCGGTTCCCGAGGCGCCGCGGTTGAGGGTGGCAATGTAGTCCAGAGCGTTTCCGATGGCGGTCCCCGATCCGTTCAAGGCGCCGAGGGTGAGGCCCAGCTGGTCAAGCCAGGGGTTGGTGCTTTGGGAAGCGTCCCCGTAGGCCACAATGGCATCCCCCGAGGACCCGTTGATGGCGGTCAGGAGCGACGTGACAGACTCGTTGAGGAGGTTGTCGGGTTCGGTGGTGCCGAAGCCCACCTGGCTGAACACCCCGGTGTCGGGGAAGGCGATTTCGGCCAGGGCCACCATGGCGTCGTTCTGGGCACTTTCCACACCCAGGCCAGCGGTGTACATCGTCTTGAAGTAGGCGTCGTACTTGGTGGCCGCGTAGGCGTTGATCAGGCCCGAGTAGGAGGGAAGCGAGGAATCCCACACGGCAACGTAGATGTTGGCCACCGCGTTGGACCCGAAGTACCCGGTCAGCCAATCGAGGAGTCCCCCGCTCACGTAGTCCTGGTAGTTCTGGCTGGTGATCTCGACATCTTCGGTCGGCTGAGGAACGGTGGAACCGTCGACCCAAAGCCCGGAGATCGTGGCCGAGTCCACGTACACCATGGCCTTGCCGAAGTTTGCCCCGGGGTTGGACTGGATGCTAAAAAGCGCCGAGAAGCTGACATACTGTTGTGCCAGACTTCCGTCATAGTCGTTGGGCATGCTGATACCTCTTACTGGACCACTACGGTCCCGGTGAATTCTGCGCTCGTAATGAGCGGTTGGTTCGCAACATCGATGGTCGATGCCCACTCGACCTTGAAAAACACGTTGTAGGCTAGGACGGTGTTTAGCCCTCCCTGGGCAAAGTTGGAGACCTCAATCCTCCCCAGCTCGTCGGCGTACAGCTGAGCATCCATCCCCTCGAGGAGTTCCTGCACATCCCCCCGCTGAAGCCAGTGCTTGACCGTCTCAGCCCACTCCTCTGCCTGGCGCCCTACGATCTGGAGCCGGCACTGGGAATTGACGAACACCCTCGAGAAGGTGGTCACCCCGTCCGGGTCGGTGCCGTAGTGCGCTGCCACCCTCGGGTCGCTGTCTTTTTTCAGGAAACCGATCCAGGTGTCAGGCTTGACGCCGTTGTGGGAGTCGACTTTTTGGGCCAGGGTCAGCCAATTCCTCGGCTCTGGAGAGTCGTCGGTGTCCTGGGGGTTTCGGTAGTTGCCTTGAAGCGGGATGATCCAGGGAACTTCCGGGGCCTTGTAGAAGACCTGAGACAGGAACGACTGGAGCTTGGTCTGGGTGAAGAACATCAGGTGAACTCCTGGGAGCCCGTCTGAATGACGGGGGCCCACTGGATGGTCGAAGAGTTCCCGATCCTCTCTTCCAGATCGTAGATGTAGAACCCTCCCTGGCGGCTTCTGTCGCGGTTCTGCATCAGGCGGTACACAACCCCTTCGAACTCCACGAAGTAGCCCTGGAGAAGCTCCTGGATGCTCCACAGGGTCTGGCTGTTGGATGTCACCCAGTTTCCTTGGTTGTCCTGAACCCGGTTGCCCTTGGAGTAGAAGATGCCCCACAGGTTGATGGGCTGGGTGGGGTTCGAATACCCCCCGTTCTGCTCGGGAGTCGCGTTGAAGTAGGCGAACCGTTTCTTGAGTTCAGGGAAGACCGAGACCGACCCGGCGTAGATGCCACGGCTCACTTTCCACCTTCCTTGACCACGTAAGTGGTGGCGTTGATCATGATCGCGTCATCGATCAGCGGGGTGTCAGAAAGCAGGTACTGCCCCTTCTGCTTGCGGCTCTTGCGGTCGATGGTCGACTCGGCATTGGGGACGGTCTCCCGGTAGTAGTCGCCGCGCACAAACTCCTGGACGGCCGAAACCGCCTGGGCGCCGATGCGCTTGAGTCCGGGGCGCTTGTCCCTGCCCTCTACGCGCTTGGCATAGTGGTCACGGATAAGAGACCCGAGTTCGTTTTTCTGGGTGAGGATGCCTTCTTCAAGAAATGGCCGGGCGGGGATGTTTTCGTCGCCGTAAGTCTGGGTTCGGGCCAAGTCATCGATGTCCAGGTCGGAATTGGGGTGAGGCATGCCTTCGGGGTAGCCCACCAGAACGTCGTCGCCCCGGGTGACCAGGGCTTGAATGGGGGCGAGATTCAGCTTGGCATCGAACCTAAGCGCGGGAACAGCCATCAGGTGGCCCCCGGGAAAAGCAGGAACCTCTCGGGAGCGGACTGGAACATCTGGAGAGCTTGCTGGCCCCACTGGTTGGTCATGAGCATCTTCATGTCTCCCTGTACGTCCTCGAGGGGCAGATAGGTGACGCTCACCCCGTCCACGCTTTTCGAAGACAGGGGAAGTGCACCGTTGGAAATCGCGTTGACAACGCTATCCGGGTAGTTCTCGGCCAGGTACCATGCCACCAGAAGATCACTCATCTGGTCTATCTTCCCGGCCTGGACCGGCTGCGGAAGGCTGGCCCAGAGGTCGCCGTTCAGAAGGCCATACCACTGGGCCTGGACCCGTACCAGGGCTTTGTCGATCTGTTGGGCGGTGACCCCAACGAAGAACTGGGCAAATTCAAAGTCCTGGTACGAGGTCATTCCTTCCAGCCGTAGGTTTCGGTCAAGAGCTTCTTGAGCCGAGAAACTTCTTCCTCGAGCTCAAGAACCTTCATCAGGGCTCCGTCCCGCTCGGCCTCAGCCGCGGCCTTCTTGGCCCGGGCGTCGGCGACCTGCTGGGCCGGGTCCCAGTACCCCTGGGGGATGTCGTCGAGAACCACCACCCCTTTGCGGTGCTGGCCCATTTCCAGGTAGGTAGCCAGGTCTTGCCGGATGGCGTCGAAGTCTTCCTTGGTGACGATGACGATGTTCTTTCCGTTGGGCGCCGTGTAGATCGAGGGGATGGTCAGGGTCTTGTAGACCCCGCCAACCTTGATCGGGTCCCCGGACTTGACCGGATTTCCGGCCTGGTCGGTGGTGTCCTTGGTGTACCGGAAATGGACCGTGTACTTTCGATCGAGGAAGCTCTGGATGACGACCTGGTTAGCCGCTCCCATCATCAGACCCCGAACCCGCTGTAGGTGGCCACGGCGGGGGTGTAGGGCGCGAAGACGCCACCAAACCGGCTGAGGGTCTTGTAGGGGGTGCCCTGCATCCCGGGGATGACGGGGTACATGAACTTGGGCAGCGGCATCCCGAACCGGATGAGGGCCTGGTTCTGGTTGTCGGGTCCGCCCACGATCTCGGGCGCGGTGATGGTCAGGATGTCGGTGGCGGCGGGGTTGAACAGAGTCCCGGCGGCCAGGAGGGGGTCGCTGTAGATCTCGATGTCCGGGGTCACGCCGTTCTTGCCCTGACCGGCCAGGAAGTTCTTCACCATGATCACCAGGGCGGTGTCGGGGTTGTAGTTGTCGCTGTAGTTGTAGGTGGTGAAGAGGTTGAGGGCCGCAGGCGACATGCCGATCCTGACCCGGCTGAACATGTTGTAGCTGGCCGACAGGAAGCTGGCGACCTGCTTGGCCAGGCCGATGTACATGTCATGGCCCTTGGTGGTGCTGGCGCCGTTGGCGATGGTGGTCAGGCTCGAGGTGGGCCACGAGGTCATACCGTTGACCGTGAACAGACCGGTGATGCCCGCCGAGGGGATGCCGTTGTAGATCACGTAGTCGCGCATCAGGTCCAACACAAAGTTGGCGTACTGCTGCTTGTAGGTGATTGGCTGCCCGTTGAAGGGGAAGGTGCTGTTGGGGTTTCGGGACCTTTCCAGCTCCTCAACCGAGATCCGGTAGGTCACCGAGGCGTTGATGACGGCCTGGGTCATGAGCCCGGCCTGGAACTCCACGTCGTTGGACATGTTGTTTGACAGGGCGCCGGCGGCCAGCAGGGCGGCGAAGCCCGAGAAGTCGCCGGTGACGAGGGTCATCATCTCGGCCCAAGGGTTGGTGCCGGTGTAGACCTCAACGTTCTTCATGGCGTTGGACCAGATCAGGGGCTTGAGGAAGATGTCGGTGAAGTACCCGATGCTTCCGGGGCTGGCCAGCTGGGCGCCGATCAGGTCGGGGGCGGCGTCGCCCACCAGGGCGTCTGAGGCCCGTCCCCACACCAGGTCAAAGCGGCCGGTGTCGCGGTTGTACTTCTTGGAGACCGACAGCTGCTTCAGGTAGGACCGGCTTTCCTCGGGGCTCTTGGCGTCCCCGGCCATGCCGACCAACTGGCGCACGTCGTCGCCCTTGTAGACGTTCTGACCGAACACGCCCTGGTCGACGTAGAACGGCTGAGACACACCCGGGTCGGGAGGCGACCAGCTTCCCTGCCCTTCGGAAAGGGACAGCTCGAGCTCCATGTTCTTGGTGGCCGCTTGAGCGTCGGCCATGAGGGCGTCCTTGGGCTTGGCCGAGAACATCCGGTCGACCATCTCGACGACGGTGTCGAACTTCTTGTCAGCGTTGATTTTCATCTTCTTTCCTTTCCTTAGCTGGGGATCTTGATTTGCAGGGTGACGCCCTGGAAACCGTCCTGATCGACCTGGGCCACGAAGCAGTTGGTGAGCACGGTCCAGCCCGAGGAGGCCGAGGAGCCCGAGGGAAGGAACTCGATTTCACCCGTGGTGTCCTTGAACTGGATCACGGCACCGGGCCTGGGGTCGATGGCTCCGGCCTGAGTCTTGTTCCACCCGTTGTACACGTAGGCGCCCTGGTATCCCACGGTGATGGGCTGGCCCAGAAGGGGGTAGTTCGAGTGGGCGGGGTCGTTCTGGGCAATGCTGGCATCGAACTGCAGAACGCCGGCCACGATGCCGGAGGTGACGAGCCCGTAGTAGAACTCGTTGGGGGCGGCGGGGAGGACGCTGAGAACAGCGCCAAAGCCGGCCCCGGAGGTGGTGACATTGTCGGTGGACAAGATGCCACCCTTGGACTGGGGCGCCACACCCTGAGCGACGACGGGAATCCCGTTCTGGCTGGCGCCACCCTTGAACCCGACCTGGGTAAAGGGCAGACCGTTGGTGAATTGCATTACTTCTTCTCCTTTCCGGGGCCGTAGCCCATGTTTCCGAGAACCTTGAGGCCGGGGTCACTGGCGGGGGCCGACTGGGTGGGGCCGATGCGCATGGCCCATGGGGCACCGTAGGTGGCGGCGTCGGCCACGGCGGCGGCGTCGGCAGCCTTGGCCTTCTCTTCGTCGGCCTTCTTCTTGGCCTCTTCCTCTTCCTTCTTCTTGGTTTCCTCGGCCTCGGCGTCCTTGGCGGCAGCTTCCTTCTTCTTGCGCTCTTCTTCCTCGCGCTTGGCCTCGGCTTCGGTCTCGTCTTCGTCCTTGGAGGCGCCCATCTTCCAGTCGGAGGCCTTGCCCCCCGCCTTGCGGTGCTCTTCCATCTTCGAAGCCAGATCGGCCCATTCCTTGTCGGCGTCGGCGGAAGCGGCTTTCTTCTTGTCTTCCTCTTCCTTCGCCATTTCATCAGCGGACTTCGCCATGCTTTCCTCTCCCTGTTTGGTGACTTCTTCCAGCGACTGTTGATCAAGTTTCTCGTAAAGGTCGGAAACCAGCTTCACGTAAGTTGCGGCTTCCTCGTCGGTGACGGCATTCACCCCCTTGTCGTTGCCCCTGGCCAGGCCCTTGATGTCGCTCAGGTAGCGCTGCAAGAGGCCCAGGTCGTCGGTAAAGGGGATGTCGGTGATGCAGTCCCACAAGATCTTGGCCGCATCGCAAATCGACTCTTCGGTGTAGGTAGCCCGGGCCTTGGAGATCTCCTCGAGCCGGGTCCGGAAGGTGTTGGGAAGCTCGTCTCCGACTCCACCCAGAAGCCTCTTGATGAAGCGCCAGATGCCGGTCAGCATCCCGGGCTCTTGCTCAAGGTGGTCCAGGATGGCCGCATCGGGGCCGCCTCGACCCGCGGGGACCAGAGCGACATGGTTGACGCCGGTCAGCTCCACCATCTCGATCTCGTAGGGGGTGCCATCGGGGGACACGCCGTCCTTCCACTCGAACTTCCCGAAGTACAGCGGGGAAACTTCCCGTTCGCCGCGGTTCTGGAAGGCGTCCATGGCCTCCTCACCGCCGATGGTCAGGCCGGTTCGAATGATGGCCTCGGTTTTGGCCTCGTTGAGCTCCACCGTGGCTTCGTCCCCGGTCCATCCCTGCACGTTCTCGGTGAAGTTGCTGGGGTTGATGTAGGCCTTGTGGGTGTAGATGAAGGGCTTCCTGGTGAACAGGTCCTTGGAATCGGCGATCAGCGGGGCCGACCGGTAGACGTGGAATTCTTTCTTGTCCTTGTGCTGATCGGGAACCGGGCCGACCTTCAAAGCCGGTAGTTCTCTCCGGAGGTAGCGTTGAACGCCGGAACGAGCGATAGCGACATTCTTCTGGACAAGTTCACCCATGGGACAAACCTAGACCCCATGGGGTTACCTGTCATCGTCGCTTTTGTCCTAAGATGACGCTTTTATAGCATCGCGCTTTCTTTGGGTGGCCAAGAATCAAGATGGGTCGGTTGTTTCGCCCTCTTCGGGGGTTTCTTCACCTGGGTCCGGGGTAGGCTCGGGATCGGGCTCGGGCTCGGGTTCCGGTTCTGGTGTCGGCTCGGGTGTCGGCTCGGGTTCCTTGGGCTCGAGGGACGGGTTCAGCTCGTACATGATGCTGAGGTGCAGGGCCAGGATCTGTTCAAGGATCTCCGGGTGCCTGAGTTGCATCTCATCCAGGCGCGACTCGATGGCATCCTCAAGGGCCTTCCCGATCCCCGACAGGGTCCGCGTCTTCTCATGCGCCCATTTCTGGTTTTGTTGCAGTTGCCGGAACTGCTGAAACGCTTCGTTCATTCGTGAAATCCTCCTGTGCAAATCTCTCGTACACTTCTTTCAAGGTCAGCCCGTAGAACATGGCCAACCGCCTAACTGCCTTGTGGCTTGGGTACCGTTCCCCGACTTCGTACTGCCGAAGGAGAAGCATGTGGATCCCGATCCTGCAAGAGGCATCCTTGAGGGTCAGGTCCATCCTGAGACGGGCGCCCCTTAGTAGGCTGCCAACGGGTGGGAGCTTGGCAGAGTCAATCATGCGGCCAGCCTTATGCCGTCGCCCGGGGTGACGACCATCCGGGAGGTGAGTTCGAACACAGCGAGGAACCCGCATCTGCAGTTCCATGCCATGTACTCCATGGGCAGGTCATCGATCGCAAAGATTTTCCCGTTCAACCTTCGGTGAGATTTTCTGACTCTGGCATCCCCAACGGTCACCCACCTGATCCACTTGGCGCCGGCGTCCTCGTAGGATGCGACCATCAGAGACTTGTTGAATCGAGAGAACTGATCCCGGGCGAAAAAGCGCGAGAAGTTCAGGCCTTCCTTGCTGATCTGGTCCATGAGCCCGTCCAGACCCTCGAGGTCTTGGCGCTCCCCGTTGATCCATTGCTCGAAGATGCCGATGAACTTCTTTCTCAGGTCGCTCTGCCCCCCGTAGATCCTTTCCACCGCCGAGTCCAGGTACCCGGCCCGGATGGTGTCTAGCCTGTCCCTGAAAACGTCGTCCTTGGTCAGGGCGTAGGCCACATGGGTCTTGAGTCGTTCACTCGCGTCCTCGAAGAAGTCGGCAAAGAAGTGCTCTTGAGCCTCGGCGAGTTGTCGGGCCAGTTGGATGCGAATTCTCGCCTCGTCCTCTGAGAGTTCCGACGCGGCCCCGAGTTCAGCAAGTCGCGCCTTCATGCGCTCAACCGACTCACTGGCCAACTCGGGCACCGCGTCCTTCACCCCTAGGCCCGTGCTGGTCGCCTCGAGGATGAGAGCCTTGCGCCATCCCGCGATCATCTTCTCGATCTGGACGCGCACTACCTTGGCGGCCATTTGCTCCACCTGGAACGGGGGCAGCACAATGCCGCGTCGCCTCATGCGCTCAAAGCCCTGGCTGGTGCCCTTGGATTGGAGGTACCCAGCAAAGGATCGGGGGGCTACTGGGTTCACGCTGGCCTCCTCGGAATCCAAACATCCCCGCTCTCGTCTTGGACGGTAACCACCGGCTCTTGGTTGGCGTCCGACGCTCGTTGGGCCGCCTCGCGCTGTCTCGACGCGATCCATGCGCCCATCTGGACAACCGCCTGTTCAAGTCCTTCGATGCGGTCGGCTTGGGCCTTGAGCTTCCTGTCGTACTTTCGCGTCAGGCGCATTTCCAGGGCCTTGAGTTGGTCGGTCACTTCCTCGTCCTCCTCAACACTCTTTCAACCCACGAGGGAACCCCTGGCTTCGCATCCCCGGCTTGCCCGTCCCTGGGTGTCGGAGGGTTCCCGGTCCCTGCATCCTCCTCGTCGGCGCTCCCGGTCTTTTGCTTGCCCAGTGCAAGGGTCTGGTCCCGTTGCTCCTCTTCGAAGTCAGTCTCAGCGTCGTCAAAGGCCTCGATCCTGGTCGCCATTTCCTCGGTGGGCTCGAACATGGGAACGAACTTTCGGACGAGCTCCACAGCGTCGCCCAGTTGAAAACCTGCCATGCGGTAGGCACCCAGGGCACTGGCGGAGGCGTTCAAGGCCTCAAGCCGCTCCTGGTTGGTCATCACCGTAGGGGAATCCAGGCTGAGGCGCACTTCCTTGGCCTTCCTGGCCTGGGGGCTGTCCCATCCCCACTTAGAGTATACCAGAAACTGGATGACGTTCTGAACCTGGATGGTCAGTTGGTTTCCCGACCTCTTGATGGTCTCGGCTTGCTTCAGGGTGGTGTCATCGCTCTTGTCGTTGAGCGCTGCGTGTTGTTCGTTAAACAGGATGGTGTGCGAGATCCCGGCCTTGGCTCCCACGTCTTGCTTTCCGATCAGGATTAGCTTGTCGAAGTCGGTCCAGTGCCTTTCAATGCTCTTGAGTTCCCCGCTCATGTTGAGCACCTGGGTCTTCAAGGAATTCCATTGATCGATGGCGGCCTGGTTGGATTGCTGGACCTTTCGGGCCGCGTTGGCTCCCGACTGGGCAAGCACCGTGTCCAGGGGCTGATGAAGGTACACCAGAGAGAGCTGCTGGCTGATGATCGGGATGGTCCGGATCATGATCTCGTAGGCCAGCAGAGACGGCATGAATGAAGGGAAGTCGCTGATCCCCCAGCCCATCTGCCGGATGGTGCCCCAGTAGGGGAGTTTCTTTGGTCGGGCGATGGCCATGCGTTCGGTGCGAATCGACAGACCGGCCAAGGGGACATAGAACGTCTCGGGGGTCAGGTAGTCCCGGGCCGAGATATCGTAGTTGGGGATGAGAACCGCGTTCCACCGGTCGGCGGTCCAAAAGTACTGCAGGCAGTCTTTCTTGAGCATGCCCCGGCGCCCAAGCTCCTCGACGGTCATCTCATGAGTCAGGACGTTGTCACCCTTGAGCCAAGGCATGAGCGTCGAACCGCCGTAGATGTACCCATCCCGCCACCACTCGACCAGGGACTCTGCAAAGTTCAGCTTGTCGGCGTAGTCTTTGAGTTCCTTGAGATCGTCTTCCTCGAGGCCCCCGACGAACTGATACCCGTTGGTAAACACGCCCTGGCTCTTCTTGTCGATGACCGTCGCCGCAATCCCGCCGTTGGAATAGTACGCGGTCGCCTCCTGGGGGCTCACCACCACGGGGGTGGATGAAGCGTTGTGAAAGCCCGGATCAATCCCAGTCCCTATGCCCGTGAACTCGTTGAAGAACGCATCGGCAGCCATGCCCTCGGGCCGGTCCTTGGCTTTCTTGACTAGGTGCTCGAGGTTGACCACTAGGCCCTTACCCACGTCCTCCATGGTTGAGTAGTGGATCCCATCGGCAGCCATGCCGCCCTTGACCTCGGTCCACAACTTGTCCTGGATCTCCTTCACCTCCCCGGGTGAGTGGTTGATCTGCTTCGGCACCGGGGTACCATCGGCCACGCCGTCGAAAATGTGGCCCCTCTCTTGCCCGGCCGCCAGGATATCAAAGACCCCCCTCATGGCGGTGCTCTCGTACTTGGCGGCGATTTTACTAAAGTCTCTCACGTCATTCCCCTTTTGCCCAAAGTATCACCGCCCCGGGCCCCGGTCTATCCTAGTCCTCGTCCTTGCGGGCCGCGGGTGTCAGCTCGTACAGGTCCGCGAATTCCTCTTGATTGGCGATGATCCAAAATGTAGCGTATTCCCCGGCGTCGCAATTGGACACTAGGACGTTGTTGGCGAAGTACTCGTGTTCGCCTTCAACAGTCAGGTTGTACACCGGAACGGGACCGCCAAAAGTCACGCTTTCCACAAGAGCTTCCACAGAACCGCTTCTTGGAATACCGGTTGACTGAGAATTGCGCCCCGCAGTATTGGCACTCCCTTGTCTCGTTGTCGACTCCACGCTTTCGCCTTCGGGCCGCAATACACTTTTTGGAACAGAACCGCGTGTCAGGCGTTCCTTGAAACGGGGCCCCGCAATATTCACACAGGCACTGCTGCGGGGGCTTGCTTCTGTCGCCATTTCCGTGGGCCTTGTGCCAGGCCAAGCCTTCGGGGCTTCGATGCCATTCCGGGGCCTTTGCGATAGCTTTTCGCATGTTCCCCAGAAGGGTTTCGCGGTTCTCTCGAGCGTACTCCACCATGTGCCCATGCACGTGCTCACGACCAAAGATACATTCAAGATTTTCCAGGTCGTTGTTTCCCGGATCCTCATCCTTGTGATGAATGTGGTACCCCGGCGGGATGGGCCCGCGTGAAGCCTCCCAGATGTCACGGTGCAGATAGGATCGCCTCCCACCTTCACCGCTCTTGTAGTAAACGCGGTCGGCCCTTCGTTTTGAGTCTGGGTATCGGCGGTAGATTCGTCCGCTGAACTCGACTGATTCGACTCGTTGGTTTTCCATGGGTCCAATGTAATCAGTGTATCCGATTGCATCAATGCCGAAATGGGAACAAACCCACGATTGACAGTGAACACGGGATGTTCCTCTGTAGCCACCAGCTGATGCCCCGCCAGGTTGTACCGCCTGACTTCTTTGATCCCTGAACAGAAAGCCGCCTCCGCCCGCCTGTAGCCCTTCCTGGTTAGGATCATGTCGCCCACTTGAACGTCCCGGATGGGAACCATGCCCTTGTCGGTGGCAATCAGGGTCGATCCAATGAAGCAAATGTGGTCAGGTGCCGATGGTCCAGTCCCTTTCTCGGCCACGCCCTTCTTGTCGTACCCTCGGGTCTTTAAAGCCATGGGCCATTGCTTGAGCGTCTTGAACACATGAAGCCGATTCGACCGGAAGGCCAAGTTGACCGCAAAGGTCCGGTCCAGGATCGCGGGGTTTCGTCCGGTCCACACGATCTCGACCCGGTAGGCGTCGGCTGCTTCCACATACCCCCCGAGGATGGCCTTTCCGCTGTTGTCCGGGTACCACAAAATGGGGTTCGCGGGAAAGTCCTGCCTGAACCTCTCCGGGGCCCGTCCGATGTCTTCGAAGCTCCATTCCTTCACGGCGTAGAGGTTGCGGTTCCGGATGATGAACGCCAGGGCCTTGGAGTAACCCAAGTTCAAGTCCTGGCCGATGTGGATGGTTTCGTCTGGGTGGATGTCAAACGGGTCCACCATGTGCCTGGACTCGTCGTAACCGGGATACACTTTGCCCGAGGTTAGGTTGACGAAGTGCCCCTCCAGGAAGGCCAGGCGCTCGTTTTCGTTGTAGAGAGCATAGAGCCGGTCCACGTAGGACGGGTCCAACGCCGTGTTGTCCCTCGTCTTGCCTCTCACCAGGGCGTAGGGCGTGCCGGTCTCCTTGTACTCCTCGATGATCTGGTAGGTTCCCTTGAACCCCTGGGCCGTAGTGGTGAACACCGAGAAAGGCTTCCGCCCGTCGGGCAACACCAACCTGGTACGCTCCTGGATGGCACGGTGTGCCTCAATACACTTGGTCTGTTCTAGTTCGTCCATCTCGTCCGACAGGCTGACATGCACGTTCGTACCGTAGATGTCTTCGGGTCGACCTGAGGCCAGCAGGAAGAAGGTCATGCGCCCAATCGTGATGACGTTCTGGGCTCGGTCGTAGTGGTAGGTGGACCCGCTTTGGATCAGCCACTTCACGAAGTCGGCCACCACGGTCTTCTTGAGCAACGCGATGGTGTTCGAGAACAGGGCCACCTTGACGTCATGTTGCCAGTAGCGGTTCGCCAGGTCCGAAAGAATCATGTCCTGGGTGGTCGACTTGCCAAACCCGTACCCCGCCACCAGGGAAAAGGACTGGATCTCAGGCCGCGCCCATGGAAGGGCCAGCATCTGCCTCTGTCCACGGAAGGGAACAATGTCCTCAATCGCCACTCGGGGCCTCGGGTTGTGGGGAACTAATCTCTAGGTTGTCGTTCGTCTCGGGGTCCAAGTCTGCCGGGTCTGGTTTCCCACTGAAAAGAATGCGGATCGGGGGCGCCGTGTTGTCCCCTCTCTCGGGCTCGGGCTTGTCAATCCATCGGTGCGCCTTGAGCCAAAATATTGATCCAACCGGGGCGCCGCTAACCGACAAACTCTGCTCATGATGACTTTCAATCATGAGTAGAGCCCTTTTGATGACGTAAGAGAGGCTTTCGGGGTCATCCTTCCGCTTAGTTTGGTCGTATAAACTTTGTCGAGAAGCAAACCCGAGGAAATAGGCGAGCCCGGCGGTTGTTGGAACGACGCGCTTGAAGACTGGTTGGCCCTTGGAATCGAGAAGCGCCACATCTTTGCCGTCTTGCTTTCTCAGTACTGGGATTTCCCCACAGGTATCAAAGTACTCTTGGATTTTGTTGGCGAGTTCTTCGGCTGTTTTGTACTTTGGTTCTCTTCCAGTCCATGTGGGCATGTCTTGAACCTATCGCCAGTTGCTCATGGTGTCAACGTTTCTTGGTGTGTAGCGGTTTTGTATAGTGCTTTTCATTTTTTCTTACCAAACCATCGTTATTCTATGCCGGTTTATATTGTGCATTCTGTAGGGTGGGTGTATATTTAACTCATGGAAGGGCGAGAAAGCCCGAAGGAGTTCCAAATGACCAAGGTTCAGCTGATCAAGGAAATCGAAGACGACGGACGGTACGACAAGGTTCGCATCGATGCCAAGGGGAACGTAACCGGACACGCTGTCGGAGAGCCCCGACGCTACAACGCCAACACCAACACTGGTGGCCGTCGGTTCATCGGTTACGACACCGAACTCCTGGCGGCTTTGATCGAATGCGGCCAGATTGACAAGGATGTCGGCAACACCTACGCATGGATCTGACCCCATGCCCCCGGGTTGGGGGCGCTCCTCCGGGCCTGTGTGGGCCCGCTGATGATGACCCAAAAGGGTCGAAAGGAGCTTTCCGTGACCAAACCAGTTGAACACCATGCCGAGAATGAAGTTTTTGTGGGGAACTGCAAAATCACCATGGGGCGCCCCCACCTTGCAACGCTCAAGACCTTGCGCCTTGGGTCTGTGGCATATGACATCTATGGTGCGCCGCTTCCGGAATACTTGGGGTATGCCCCTATGTTTGTGGACCGCTCTGAGCTGGCCGAATACGATAGAATCATGATGACCAGGACTTTTGGTCCCAACTACCGCTGACCACAACCCCCGGAGTGGATCCGGGGTATTTTTTTGACTATAGGAGATCACTTTGACTCGAATCGAAATCATCCGGGCTATTGAATCGGTCCGGGATAACATCCTACGAAAAGAATCCACGGTGGACGATGCCGTGCTGTTGACCAGGGCCCTTGAGGCCTTCGAAGCAAATGTGTCCACGGCGGCCAAAATCCTGGCCTCCAAAGGCGGATCCACAATGTCCCAGGCTAGGCTTGATGCTCTGGCCAAAGCTCGGGCTACGCCGTGCGCCCCTGGGAAAAAACGTGGTCGGCCTCCGAAGTCTGGCAAAACTACTTCTTAGCCTCTTTGGGCCCCTCGCTTTGCTTGCCGTTTTCCCGCGAGGCGGCTTCTTTCGCCGGGGATGTGGATTGCCCCCCCTCTTGCCTGCCTCGGCAACGGTCATCGCTCCTTTTTGGGAGTCTTTGACCCAGTCTTTGGGTTTCTTGATGGAATCTGCATTGCCCTCTCCTTTGAACCCAAGCGCTTAGGATTCGTCAAACCCAAGTCTTAATGCCCAGGCCAGGTGAAGGATGGCATAGGACCAAACGTTCTCATCATTGGCTTTGCCTCTGGCTCCCCGAACACGTACTGATCGAACATGTCCAGGGCCTGGCGCCCGATGACGATGGTCTGCTCCATGTCCTCTTCCTGCTTCTTCAGGTCGTCCAGGCGTTGCCCAATCACGCCAGACAGTGGATCCACCTCGGGGGCTTTGAGGATGCGGGCCTTGGCTGCCTCAAGAACCTTTCTCTGTTTGGCGTTTTTGGCTTTGGCCTGTTGGTACTGCATCTCGAGGTTGGCCTTGAAGATCTGCACGTTTTCCTTGACCGGCCGCCCCTCTTCCTTGAGTAGGATCTCCTCGCAGATCTTGCAGAACTCGGCGTAGACCAGGCTCTGAATGTTGGGGGCCTCGGTCTCTCCGGTGCGGTCGAAGCGTTCCCTTTTTTCGGGGTCGGAGAGAATCGAGTAGGCCGTGGTCAGGTCGGTGATGTCGTCTCCCGTTCCTCCATGGTCTGGGTGGACCGCCTTGGCCTTCTTTCTGTAGCTCTTCTTGATTGCTTCCTGGTCGGCATCCTTGGGCACGTCCAGAACCTCGTAGGGGTTCTTGATCACGGTTGCTCCTTCTCGTAGGCGGCGATGATGTGCTCCACGTTCATTTTGTCGGCCTCCCGGGCTTTGATCATCCCGGCGATGGCCTTGTCTTTGCTCTTGAAGATCATGAGGGCTTGGCTGGCGATGTCAGGGGGAAGAATTCCTTGCCTGAGCATGTGCAGATGGGTGTTGATCTTCTCGAGCACCTTCCGGTTGGCGGCCAGGTTGGCTTCAGGGTTGTTCATGGTCGTCCCCAAGCGCTCGGGCAAATACTTCTTTCCAGGCCTTGGCCTTGTTCTCCCAGGTGTGATCCAGAACCCATTGGTAGGCGGCCTCGGCTTTCTTCTGGTACTTGCTCGGGTACCGGCAGATGTTGAGCATCTTGTCGGCCATGTCGTCGATGTGGACCAGGGGCCTCACCCGGCCGTTGTCTTGCTGGCCCAGCGCAATCGTGTGGTCAGGCCCCCCGCAGCGCACAAACGTTCCCCTCTCCTCGTTCTCCCCGATGATTTCCTCAATGCTGGTATGCCGAGGGAACAGAACCGGCTTCTTGCAAGCCATGGCCTCGGTCAGACTCAGGCCCCATCCTTCTCCCAGGGTGCTCGAGACAACCAAGTCGCTGGCGGCGTAGATCTGGTTGACGACTTCAATGGGCACCCCTTGGGCCGGGTTGAACACGCTCGGGTCGGGGTAGGACCAGTCCTTTCCGGCGACCAGGCCATGGGCCTCAGCGATCTCGACCAGGTTTCCCCCCACGTCGTTGACCGCGGCGTGAACGAACAGGAAGCTGTTGGGCTGCTTCTTGTGGAACTTGGCGAAGGCGGCGAAGGTCCTGTTGAGGTCTTTGCGTTGCTGGTTGCGGTTGACGTTGAGGACCAGGAAACAATCCTTGGGCATCCCCGGGAACAGGGCCCCACGGATCACGTCTCGCGCCTGTCCCTGGATGGGGTAGAACGTCTTGGGGTCGCTGCCGTGGTAGATGACCTCGAGGGCCGGCATGGGCTTGATCTTTTCGATCTCCCTCTTGGCGAACTGAGTGTAGGTGACGGGGTAGTCCACCAGGGCGATGCACTCGTCCACCCAGTCCTTCTTCGGGGTGCAGTCGATGGGGAAGTAGAAAACCAGCTTGAACTTCTTGGGCAGTTCGTCTTTGAGCTTCTGGAGCGCGGGCATCACCATCTTGAGGATGAAGGGGTCCTGCAAGACGTAGACCACGTCGAACGCCCCGCGCCGAATGAACTCGAGGAACTTCTGTAGCCCGTACATGTCCCCGTTGTGGTTCGCGGGCCACAGCCCGTCCAGGGGGTTGGTTCTGTCGGCTTTGAGGTAGGGGAATTCCTCGTGGTCGTAGGGCTCCCCGTTGTAGTTGATCCCCAGGACGGTCAGGTGTTGCTCCCCGGGCTTGAACAGCTCCTTGAGCAAGTTCTTGGCCACGTTGCCGAAGCCAGTGGCGCAGGTGGGGGTGTCGGAGTACCAGAGGATTCTTTTCTTGGTGTCTTCCATGCTTTCTCCTAACGCCTTTCGGCAATGAAATACTTGCTCCGGTACGCGCAATCATGCGGTCCGGTAAACGTTGAATCACTGACCCCAGTGTGCTGGGCAAAATCCCAGCCGGTGTTCCATATCTGCTTTCCGGAGGCCCTGATCAGCTCCTTGATCAGGATGTCGTCCTGCGCCCCCGTCTCCGGCACCAGGCCATCGCGTACAGCTTCACGAGCTTCGATGTACGCCTTTCTCAAGTCGGGGTGGAATCGACACGCCAGGGCCGCGTAGAAGTCTTCGGTGGGGTATCTCCACCATCCCTTTTCCGGCCTTCGTTCGTAGGCGGCAAAGTACGAAATCAACCACCAGTTGCACGGGGGGGGGAGGTCATACCAGTTTGTGACGGCCAAAGCCACGTCGTCACAAAGGTGGAGGTCGTCCCCGCTATCGATCTTGAGTGACCAGTAAAGCCCGTTTTTGGTTCCCGGCGTCCCGGTGGTCATGAGGTACGTGCACCCGTGTTTGTAGCAAAGCAGCCGGACCTCGACCATCAACGGGGACTGGTCATCCACCACAGTGATCCCTTCAATACCTGCAGCTCTTGCCGAAACGATGGTCGCCTCAAGAATAGCCAGGCGCCCCGGATGCTTCACGTGTGTCCGAATGATGGCCCTCAAAATGACCCGTCCTTGGTAGCGTAGATCATGTGCATAGCGGGGAATTCGCGGTATGGCTCGTTTTCATGGAGCACCTTGTAGCCCTTGGAGATCAAGAATGGCTCAAGGATCTCCCAGGTCAACTTGCCTTGGTACTCGTGATACGCCGCAATGGCAAAGTTTCGAACCCGGTCAAAAACCTCGTCCTCGGACTGTAGTAAGACAGGGACCTCGGCACCCTCGATGTCCATCTTGACCAAGTCGACCGAATCAAACCCAGCTGCGTCCATCATGCCCTTCATCGTCAATCCGACCACTGGGTCAACCCTCACCAGGTGACCACCCCACCTTTCCATGGGAGTTCCGGGCAAGTCCTGTAGGTGAGAGATCAGGTAGCTGTCGGCGACCGAAAGATTCTGAACTTTGTTCTGGCGCCACGTGATGGCGGCCGACAGAATCGTAGCATAGCCGTGGCCCCTGTCGTTCACCCACTGGGCTAGGCGTTCAAGGCACCAGGACGCGGGTTCCATGCACACCAGCAGAGACTTGGTTTCGATGAGCTGAGGCAGGATTTCGTCCCCCCACTCGCCGACCGATGCGCCAATGTCTACCAACACCGATCCTTTGCCCATAGTGAAGTGCTTCAAATAGTTGTGATCAACCGGATTCAAACGACTAACCCCCTGTTCTTGATGAACTCGTTTTCCCGCCTCACCGCTCCAAACTTGATCTTGTCACGGTTGGCCTCGATGAATTGCCGGTACTCCCGGATGCCTTGCCACAGCGGCGTCATGGGCTCCTTGTAGAAAGCCCTCAGCGCCGTATTGTTGCCCTTGCTAGAGTAGAGGTCCCCCATGCGGTGCTGCCCGTTGAACAGTACGCTCTTGCCGTACCCGAACTCTTGGCACACCATCTCAGCGATGCGGATCATGGTGTAGGACCGACCAGTGCAGACGTTGATGGTTTCCCTAGGGTTGCGCCCGTTGGCCAGGACGTTGTGAACCGCGGCAACATCCCGAACATGGATCATGTCCCGGGTCTGATTGCCGTCTTCGTACAGCACCAGGGGGCCCCCGTCCATGATCTGGTCCACGATGATGGACAGGATGCCGGTCCTCGGATTCTCGGGGTTGAACGTCGACGAGTACACCGAGAAGTAGCGCAAGGAATTGACCCACACCCCGGGCCGCATCTTTCCCAGCATCATGATGGCGTCTTCCTGGAATTTCTTGGTGAGGCCGTAGAACGAGGTCGGGTCCTGCCGGTAGTTCTCGTCGGCCCGGTGCGCCTGTTCACCGAAAATCCCCATGGACGATGCGTGGATCAATCGGCCTTCCCAGTTCAGGTCAAGAATGGCCTGGATGAGTTCGGCCGTGAAAAGGGCGTTCTGCCTGGTGTACTTGAAGGGCGCGTACATGGACTCACCCACCCCGACTACTGCCGCCTGGTGGGAAATCACATCCGGCTTCAGAAAGTCGATGGCCGACGACAGCGGACCAGGCCAGACGTTTGTCCCAACCGGATCGTTCTTGGCGCAGAACGGGTTGCTGTAGTCGTCGTAGAGGTAGATCTCCCACTTGGACTTGTCCAGCTGCCGGGCGATCTCCTGGCCGATCATGCCCAAGCCTCCGGTGATCAGGATTCGCTTCATGAGGTCACCTTGCCGTATTTCCACACCGTCCCCGGTGTCATTTCAGGCAAACCCGGGGCAATCCTGTTCACTTCCTCAACGGCCTCACGTTGGATTTTTTCCTCAAAGGTTTCCAACCTTAAGGGCGTGTGCCCCGGCATGGGATTAGAAATCATTCCCGATGCGGTCACCATGGGAACGCGTACATAGCCGGATGGTAAGGGGGCTCCGTCAGGAATCCAGAGTACGATCTCTTTCACTTGACCTCCATGGGCAAGAACGCCCTACCGGTTGATGGGTGCCACACTAGAGGAACCCCCTTCTTTTCGATGACCTTGCTGATCGACTCCATGTACAGCCGCTCGGAATATTCAGTGATCAGGAACCTAGCGCAGATTTCAGCCGTGGTTCTCTTGGCTGCGTCTCTCTCGAGGATTCGTTTTAATCGCTCCCCGGGCTCGTGGTGATAGAGGAACACCGTTTTGACACTGGGATGAAACGCCACAGGCCCCAGTAGGGCTCCCTCGAGGAATATGGGCTTTGCCTCGGTCGCCCATTGCATGAAGTCGGACCAAAGACGGTCCCAGTCCCACCATGAAGCCTGGTTCGATGCGTCGATCAAGGGCGCCACGCCATGGGTCTGCTTGTTGACCAGAAACTTGACCCGGTACTCCCCGTCACCGATGAAATACGAATCGACCGAATGGACCTCGTAACCGAACCGGGAGCCGATCTTCTTTCCCAGCGTGGTCTTCCCACTGCCAGCGCCCCCAAGGATCAGGTAAAGGCCAGGCTTGAGCTTCTTGAAGTGGGCGTCCAGCCAAAGGTTATCCCAGATCGACATGCTCAAGTCCTTGGTTTCGATTGACGTTGATGGCGAAGGCTTTGTCCTGCCGTAGTCCCGAGCGGTCGTTGATCAGGTAGCGGGGCCCCAAGGGCAGCTTGTTGAGGATCATTATCCCGTTGATGACCCCCTCGGAAACAAGGAACCGATTCAAGCTCTCAGTGTCCGTTCGGCTTGTGGTCAGGATGATGGCGTAATCCTTGCCCCATGCGAGGAGCTTTTCCTTCGCCCCGGGAAGCCATTCGTGAGGCCTTGACCCGGTCAGATCGTTGTGCTTCACCAGGGTGCCGTCCACGTCGCAGAAGATGGTCCCCTTCACGCTTCCTCCCAAAGTTTTCGAACCGCGGCCAGGTCGGACTCGGTGCCGAACTCGAAAACTTTGTCGAAATGATGGCCTTCAAGAGGGGACCCAAACGTTGATCGCTGCCACACCATCACCACGTTGGTGGTGAAGTCGCTGGTTGCGTTGCCATAGACCAACTCTTTCAGCGTTCTGGTGTCTTCGAAGTAGAACCATCCCAACACGCCAAACTCTCCCGGGCCACACGGCGAGGGCTCCACTTCTTTGATCATCGCGGACGAATTCGCAGCCTTGTGCCGGAAAGTCCCCGTCACCCCCTTGGTCAGTTGGCTGGCGAGAGCAAAGTAGGATGTTCGAAGCTCTTGGGGCGAAAGGATCAAGAGGTCGCAAAACGTGATGATGGTGGGGATGCGGCTGTCGGCGTGGTCCAGGGCCAGCATGGTGCTGATGGCGTTGTTTTGGGGCTCGTCCTCGTAGCTGAATTCAATGTCCAGCCCCGAATAGTTGGCCTTGACGTAGGACTCCAGCAGATCATGGTGTCGCCCGGTTCCGATGATGAACTTTTCGGCCACAACCTGGTGCCGGTAAATGATCCAGTCGATGGCCCTCCGGTTGCCCAGGGGGACCAGGGCCTTGGGGATGTAGGCGGCGCCCTCTCCCATTCTCGAGCCCTGGCCACCCGCCAGAATGATCACGTTGCACTTGGGACCGATTACCTGTCCGATCAATTTCACCCCCCTCAAGGTCTTTGGGCCCAAAGGGCTCACCACCAGCTTTTCGAAGCTGGAAACGCTCCCGGTTAAGAGACCAGATACCAATCGGTCGCCTGATGGTCGTCGTGATACGCCACCCAGGGTTGGACGGTCTTGGTATCCTCGTCTTCCAGGATGAAAAAAGAAAGCCAAGTCTTGCCACTGGCAGGAACAAGCCCCCCGGGAAACTCGGGGTCTACCGGTGGTCGAAACCACCGGATAGTTCTACCCGATACCCAGGACTTTCTTGCGAACCGTCTGGTACCTCCATCCTTCAGAAGGACCATCGCAGCGGTAACCATTTCCTGGTAGTTCATCCCTCCTCCTTGCTTATGATATACCGTGGTTTCGTGAAACACAAGGCTTGGCCGAGTGTTTTTCACTACATGCCCAGTCGAACACCAAGCCTCTCGAAAACTTCGTCCAGGTGCAAAGAAAACCAGCACCAGAGACGGGAAGCAGGACGGCGGGTCATTGCCTCTCCTCCATTCCAGGCTCGGCCCAGTCGTCGGGGTCGTTCCCCCAGCCTTTGGCAAAAGATGCGGTAGACAACTTGGCCGCGTCGGTCTGGGTGGACTCGAGGGCGTCGAGGACGGCCCGCATTTTAGTTTCAACCACACGAAGGTGATTCCGCTCCTTAACAGTCCGGTATGGGTCGTCAATGGCATCCGTAACCACGGGAAGCGCCCCGAGAATCGCCTCTTCACACACCTCGTGAAATGATCTGCGGTTCATAGCCGAACTCACAATTCTGCCTCCCGATTTTTCAGCGTGTTCAGGATGTACCCTCACCTTGCTCCACACTAGGTACCGCGACCACGGGTGCGGGGAGTTGGAGGGCGTAGATGGCGTCAAGGCCAATCTCAGTCGGCTGAGGGCGATAATCAGTTTCGGCATCAAACTTGGCCTTGTGGAATGCGTCGCCAATCGCCTCCCTCGTCACCACCTCCCCACGCTCGGGGCGCAACTCTTTCGACAGGGCTTCGTGCCAATCCCGACAATCTCTGCGTAACTTGCGCCGTTCCTCTTCGGTCATTAGTCCGTAGTCGTGCCGAAACGACAGACACGCCGAATGGATTTGAGCCTCGGTCAACTTATCGTCCATCATTCTGCCATCCCTCCCCGAGAATTCTCCCGGATCTGGGTCTTGACGGCTTCCTCATCCACCAGGGACACCACTTTGTCGGTGCTGATGAAGAAGTACATTCTCGACCCCAGCTTGGAATGAATGGCCTGGAGCTCTCCCCAGGGAGCCATGGACTCCCCCAGACTCAACGCTAGTCCGTTACTCAACTTTCTCCCCCCTCTTTGGTTTCAGACGCTTGTCGGGCCCCGGTCTTGACCCGGATCTTGCCCTGGGAAATCGCTTCTTTCAGCAGCATCTTGCAAAGGTATTCAGTCTGCTTGGTGTCCATCGCCACGATCCGGTAACCGGCCAGGGTGCCGTTGGTTCCAAGCCTTTTGGCCGCTTCGATGTAGTCGTCCACGGTGAATTCTTTCTTGGGGTCCTCAGCCTTCTCTTCCTGCTTCTTCGGCTGCTTCACGGTGGGGCGATGAGACAGGGCCAGGGATGCCGCCTCGTTGACCACCGCGTACACGATCAGGAACACCGACTGGATCAGCCCGGCCCATTCCTTGCCCAGGAAGTCAAAGGGCCCATGGACGTTCACGGTGACGGCGGGCTCGAGATCCTTCAAGGCCTTGGACTTTTCCTCGACCTTGGCCCACTTCTCTTTCTTGGCTTCTTCGTTCTTTCTGAACTCGGTGGCGTAGTCCGAAGTGAACTTGCGTCCGGCCAGTTGGTTGTAGTCGGTCAGCACCGCGTTATACTCGGCCTCGGCGGTCTTCCACGCCACACTGTTGTGCACCACGGCGATGGTATCCTGGGTCTGCTTCTTCGCGGCATCGGCGGCAATTTGCTCGAACATCAGCGCCCCGGACACGATCAACAACAGGCTGGCGGGGATAGCGATGTACCGACGCCAGTCTGGCAACCGCCAAACTTGGTACAAAGCCACGGTCATGAACAGAGGGATGGTCCACGACACCACGGCCTTGAAAGCGTTGACCATGACATCGGGGTACTGGACCCCCAACAGGTTGGACAGCATGGCCAGGGCAATAAATCCGCTCGAGGTCCAGCACAGCCCGGCCAAAACGGCGTTGAATTTCTCTTCGTTGGGGCTCATCAGTCTCTCCTTCTAGGGAAGAAGTCTAGTGCATGGTGTTTCACGTGTCAACTATATTTCAAGACTATCTACCACCGACCGGAAAGAACCTTGGGCCAGTATCCGGCCGTCTCCTCGGGAAGCTCGAGCTGGCCCGTTTCTTTCTGGGCTCTCAAGGCCTTTGACATGCGCCCGGGTCCAGCGTTGTAGGCCATGATCCCGTGTTTCTTGGACTCGAATCTCTTGATCAGGTCGGCCATGTACAGGCATCCCAGGGTTGCAGAGTCCCGGGGCCGATCCCACTGGAATCCGACCACCTTGTACCGGGCGACCAGGTAGGCCTGATCTTTCTCGAGGATCTGGAAAAGCCCTCGAGCGTTCTCTCGGCTAACCTTGGTGTGGTCGAACGTGGTTTCAACGTGGGCGACCGCCCGAGCCGTGATCCTGGAAAGCAGAGCTTGGTCCGCCGCGTCGACGATCATCCGGTCATAGGACCATCGGTTCCCCACCACGGGATAGTCGGGGGCAGCGGGCCCACATGCCAGGGCCCAGACGGTCAGCGCCACGGGAAGAGTCATCGCGGCATGATCCCGTGAGCCTGAGCTGTCTCTACCAACTTCTTCACGGCTTCCTGGTACTTGGTGATGGCGTAGGCCGTCCGGGCCTGGGCCAGCTTCACCTTTTGGACTTGAATGTCGATGGAGTTCATTTCACTGCTCCAAAAATCTCTTTCGGTTCTCGGCCTCGGTCAGGAAGCCGTCATAGTCGCAGGGCCGGTCGGTCAGGATCGTTGGGCACTCGGTCGCACCATCGTCCACGATCAGCACTTGGCGGCAGTAGGGGCAGAACCCCAGGGGTGGCAACGGGGGGATGGGGTGGTCGGGCTCGTCCGGGGGCTCTTCCCAGTTTCGTTGGGCGTACTTGAAAATGTGGTCATTCACGGCTCACCCCCGGCTGGCTGATCACAGAAACGAACCGACCGATGATCCTGGTGGCCTTCATGGTCTTCCCATCCTTCTCCCAGACCTCTTCGTCCAGCTCCCCAGACACCGCCAGGCGAGTGCCGGCGAAAATCTCCGGGTCCCACCGCTCGGCCTGTTTGTCGAACAGAACCACCTTGAAGTAGCAGTCCTTCCCGACAGGCTGCCCCCCGGACTTGATCCGCTTGGACACCTTCAGCCGGAACGAGCACAACAAGCCCTCCCGGGTGGAAATCGTGGTAGGCTCGTGGTAGACCTCGCCGGTCACGGCAACTTGGTTCAGGTCTTCATGAATTGTCATCATGTTTCCTTCTTTCGGCCAGCTCTTTGGCCATGGCTTCAACTTGATCCCAGGTGATGGGCACCGTGTAGAATTGTCTCTCGGTGCCGTTTCGCCTGGTGGATCGGTCGGCAAGCTCGGCCAGGGCGCCTTCAAGCTCTTCCTTTGCGAACATGCCAATCTGCTTGTTGTCGGTGCGCTTTGCCCAGCAGGTATTGCCCCAGCCACGGGCGATGGAAACGGGGTCTTTCAAGACCCTACGACACCCTCTGCATCGATGGATAGTTTCCAATGCTGTTTCACTCCTTCTGATGGAAGTGTACTGTATGGGGGCCGATGTTGCAAGGGGAATCTAACATTTGCTTAACTCGCGAGCTACAGCGAGTCGAGTTGAAGCAGTTGTTATGCGCGGCCTCCGTTCCATGATCTTTCGGGGCAAGAATCCCAAAGAATATAATCAAGGAAATTCCTGAAACCATCGCCGTATTCAAGGTATCTCTGATAACGCTCTTGCGATTTTGTCATCTTGCGAACCTTCCCCATACCCAGATATTCAAGCCCTTCGGTTTCCGGATGAAAATTAGAAATAGTTCCCGGATTCTCATCATCGAAAGTTACTCCGATGTAATTGCCGCGATCCGTCGATATGATTCCGGCACGTCCTTTGTATACAACCTTCCGGCCAATGCAAGCCGGAACTCCGTAAGCATTCCGAACATATTCACAATTCATAATAACCTCCGCTTGGCGTGTGTCGGCATAGTGCGCTTGCGCGGTATGCCGATAAAACGTCCGCATAACATTGAGTTGACCTGCAACTTTACTAAGTTGTCAGGTCGAACTCGTTGTTATACGTCTTCTGTCTTATCTCTTGTGGTTCAAATAAAACAGCTTGAGCCGCATGATCCTTGTACCGCTTGCAAGCGGCCTCGTAATAGTCGGCGTCTAATTCCATCCATGTCAAGTCATAACCGAGATCATGACAGGCAATACAGATTGAACCGGAGCCGCCGTGTGTGTCGAGAATCTTGTCTCCGGGTTTTGCATAGCGGGATAGGATCCATTTGTAGAGGGCGACTGGTTTCTGGGTGGGGTGGATACGGGATTCTTTATTTTTCATATTTCCCTGAAGCATACCGTGCCACTCAAAACGAAACATTCTTAATGCACTTTCAAAACTTGTCCACGCGAGTTCACCGTCTGCATATCCATTATTTCCGGTAACTTTATCCCAAAAAACCCACGCGGAAGAAACCGGTAACGAATAATAATTTCCGCCCCATATTATCTGGTTTTTTGAAACACGAAAAAGCTCGTCAAAATATTCTTGTGGAGGAGGCATTGAATCCCATTCTTTTTTTTCATACGCTTTTGAAGGTGCTAATGCGTTTCCGTGCTGTTGACCTCCGCGCTTAACGTCTCCCGCCCCTATCCCATACGGCGGGTCAACTATCGCCAACTCGAATGCTTTGTCAGACAGGGTCGCCATGTAGCCCATGCAGTCGCAATTAAGCATTTCAACCATTTTCTCTCCTTTGCGGCTTGTAGGCATAACTTGTTATGCCTTTGGCCGTCCGTATAACATTGAGTTAAGGCGCTTTAGTCGCCTTGAACTCGTTGTTGGATGCTGTCGGCGGTTCCGGCAATGGCATCCAGTGGGTGACTGTTTTTGACCAAAGCCCATTCTCAAAATAGCCTTTAACGAACAAATCCACCTGCACACCAAATTCACAAAATACCAAACACCACTGTTCTTCGTTTGGCTTTGCTTCGGTAACACTCATCCACTGCATCTATACCTCCCGCCGACGGCTTGGCGCGTGTCGGCTAAAATCTTCTGATTTTGGCCGCTAAAGCGTCCATCCAACA